ATGTCTAAATTTAAGCAATTTCTGTTAAATGAATACGGAAATGAATACGATTTCAGGATGAAAAGAAAATATTCAGAACCAAAAATCTATGACGCAAATGGGGATTTGTCAAAACGTTGGTATGTGTATTTTTCTTTCAGAAATCCGAACACAAATAAACTAGAAAGACAGAAACCAATTTATGTTTCTTTACTGCTAAAATCCAAAAAAGATAGAATGGCAGAATTGAAAGTTTATCAAGCGTCATTATCTAAAATGTTAGGAAAAGGATTTTCTCCTTATGACAATGTAAATTTTGATTCTGAAGATAAATTAGTAACAACTCGTCAAGCTATCGAATTTGGTTTAAAAATCAAAAGCAATACCTTAAATCAAAGTTCCTACAAAAAGTATGAATCGCGAATTAATCAATTTTTGAGATACACAAAAGAGATTGGTTATGATGTGAGAAATATCAAAGACTTGAATAAAAAGATTGTCAACGCTTTTTTGAATGATGTTTTAGATAGGACCACACCTTCAAATAGAAATAATAGCAGAAGAGAAATAAGTTCTTTATTCAATATTCTTGTTGAAAATGAAATCCTTCAGCACAATTATGTAGAAGGAATAAAGAAATTAAAAACTCAAGCAAAAAAGAATAAAGCATACACACCAAAAGAAGCAGAATCTATTTTCAAGCATTTAAAAAATAATGATCCGCAGCTTTTACTTTTTATAAAATTTGTGTCCTATAATTTTTTAAGACCTATAGAGGTATGTAGATTAAAAGTAAAAGATGTAGACATAGAGAATAGGCGTTTAATCTTTAAAGCTAAAAACAAGCCTACCAAAATTAAGATACTTGTCGATTTGCTTTTAAAAGATATTCCTGATTTATCAAAATTGGATCCAGAATTTTCTTTATTCACTCCTAATGGAGTTCCTGGTGTTTGGGGTATATCCGACGAGGATAAAAGAGGGTATATGACTAAACGTTATGGAAAAATAAAAAAACAATTAGGTTATAGCGCTGATTATGGAATGTATTCTTTTAGACATACGTTTACAACCAAAGTTTATAGGAAATTACGCGAAACATTGACGCCTGATGAAACAGAAAGTAATTTAATGTTGATTACTGGGCACACTACAAGAGGTGCGCTAAGAAAGTACTTGAGAGAAATAGACGCGGAATTACCAGGTGATTATTCAGATTTAATAATGTAAAATAAAAAAACACTCTTATTGAGTGTTTTTTATGCTTAAATAAAGATTGGGATTTTAACCCTCATCTTCCATCGTGAAATTCTTAATAAATGTTCTCATGTCTTATGTTTTTTAGTTAATTGGTATTTACAATGTAATGAATTTTCTGCAAATATAAGTATAAAACTTATATATTTATATTATGTACAATCATTATGCCATTCCCGTTTAATAACCATGAATTTGTAGATATATCAATAGAGTTGGAATCTTTTACAATATTAATACCTCCATTTTTTGTGTCTTGAAAAGTTCCAAAACAAGTACCTATTAAATTCACAGAACTATCATCAAAAGAATAATTGATTGAAAAATTTTCAACAGGTGACGAAACCCTGTGAGTATATCTATTATCCTCTTTTTTCAAAACCCTTGTTTCTGTTATTTTGATCTGTATGTTATTATCAAAGTTTAATTCTTGTTTATCATTTTTTGGTTTTATTTTTGTCATAATATCATACGGTAAAGATTCTTCTTCGTATTCCTCTGGGTCTAATTTATAATCTTTCCATAAATCTTTCCAATCGCCTTCGTTGTCAATAATCACTTGAAATTTATGTATTTCCCTAAGTTCTTTAATTTCTATACCGTCAATTTTTTCATGAGTAACTCTTGTTTTTAAAAATAGTAACGCGTTACAGAATTCCTTTTTAGGGTTGTTTAATTTGAAAGTTGTTGAGATAGACTTTTCTAGCAAACCATCTTCCCTATATTTACATTTAATAATTATTTTGTAAGAACAGAAGTAAGGCGTTAGAAACAAACCGGCTATTTTCGCATCAATTTTTTTTAATGAGCTATTAGGTGAATTTGCATACTTTAAATACGCGCATTCAGTTGCATCGGTTCTTAGTTTATTTAATTCTTCAATATCTAGCCTTTTTAAAAACTCATTGTCTTTTAGAAGCCTTATAGAAGAATTATTAACATCGTTTAGTAAAGTTGGCATTCTTAGCAGTAAAGCTATAAGTGATGTAGCGATGAAAGTTAAACCTAAACTCATAAAGAATAATGAGAAGTTATACTCATTGAATAATATTTTCGGGATAGCCATAGAAAAAAACACTAATGTTACTCCTGAAGATAGAACTAACCAAATTCTATTCTTTGTTAATCTTGATGATTCTGAAATTAATTTTTTTTCACTCATTTTATTAATAGTTTTAAGACATGTATCATATAAACTAAAAAAGAAATCCTTTATATATTTTAAAAATTTTCGCATAAAATTATTTTTTATAACTGTAATATAATTCAAATATATTATTAGAGTCTGTAAAGCATGACTTTTTGGATATGACAAATCAGTAGCTTCATTAGTTTAAGCACATGTGTTTCTGTAATGTTTAAATTTTTATTAGTTATAGTTCATTTTCAAATTAAACACCGCACAGACAAATATTATGGCTGATTTATCTACACGGTGTTCGCTAGTTTAACCCATTCTAAAAGGAAACTATTGGTTCGTTTTTTTTATTTTCCCAGTCCCGAATCTAAAACAATTTTAACTTTCACTAGTTTTGATTACTTCGATATAGCTAGTGTTAGCGAGTGCAATATCATCATAATTGGGTATTTTTTATTTTTTTTTGAAACTTCTAAATTTTTATGGGTAACGTTTATTTATTTTTGGTAACATGATAATGTGAAGGCGTTTCAAAACGAGTTTAAAACATTTTTTTTAAGTCTGGGAATGTAGTTTATTGTAATTAAAAACTAACTAAGGATTTATATTGAAAATAGTAAGGATTTTGCTTACTGATGTTTTAAACGAGTTTATTATTTTTAACAAAATAATATAAATACGCCCGAAATCATGACTTTTTAAACGAAAGTTATACAAAAAAAGAGTTGAAAAAATGGTGATAACTTAGGCTTTACATCGTTGATATGTAATTGATTAATTGATAATTTCGTGACAGAAAAATTAATCATTTAAAGTATCAATTATGAAAAAAGTATTATTTATCGCAGTAGCATTATTTAGTTTAGTATTAATCACCTCATGTGAGAATGATTCAATAGAAGACTTACAACAACAAGAAAACGAACTTAACCAAATAGAAACTTATGCACGAGAAGGTGATACAGGACACGAAGAAGTCGGAGACCCGGAAGAGGAAGAGCCGATGGAAACTGGTGACTAGATTAAGTAAAACTATATTATTAGGGGCAGTGGTTCTTTTAGCTATCACTGTTCCTTTTTCACATGAATACCAGCCTAAAAAATCCTTAGATAAGACAAACAACATTAATGATTATCATGAGATTATAAAGGAAAGAAATAATCTCACGGAGGATAATTTATCTCGATTTGAAAAAGGAGACATTTCTAAAGAGCAATACTTAGTAAGTTTTAGACAAGTCATTTCTAGCTCTAAATTAAAACTTAGAAACAACAAAAAAGAAAGGCTCGCGATAAAGTCAAATGAATCATATTTAGGCTATACCTCTTATAAAAACTTTCTTCTTGGTATTGGATTCCCTATAAGCGGATTTATTCTATCTATTCTATTCTTAAACATAGTAGTTCGAAACATACAAAATTCCTTTAAAAAGAAATACTACATCATTGTTTCATTCGTTTTTATAGCTGCTTGGGGTTATTGGCTAGCCTGGAGTTGTTTAGATTTCGCTTTTGATCCAATTAGAGGTTATGATTGGGAAAGGAAATACTATAATATAGCATTGTATTTTTTACCAACAACAATATTTATAGCTTCATATTTTTTATTCACATATTTTGATACTATTGAACAAAAATTTAGAGATGCTATTAAAAATATGTTTGGATACATCTTTGAATCATCTAATGATTTAAAAGAAGAAACAATTGAGGATCATAAAATCAAAAGAGGAAAATTAATCAGAGAAACCTTAGACAATGTCAAATAATAGTAAATGTAAAAAAGAAATTGTCTACTCTGGATTAATACCTGAAGCTTATATTGAAGAAGCTACTGATGCATTATCAAAGTATGATAAGCTAGAAGAAGAAATTAAAAAGAGAAATGAAGCAAACCAAAAAGCTTCAAGTTTTCTAGAGATTAATAAAGTATATTTTAGGCCTTCATTCAATTTTTAGACAACAAATCATGATAGTATTGTTTGTATTAGCTGTTTTAATTATATTAATAGTATTTATTTCTAATTCAAAAAAGGATGACGTTGAAAAACGTGAGCGTATTGAAAAACTAAGTAATGACATATATCTAAAGAAGATAGAGAAGGAAAAAGAATATACTCTTGAAGGTATTATAGGTAATATAGAATTAGTTTATCAGGTTGATGACTTTGATAAGACTGAATGGATACATTTTAATAATATATCTCAAGATGGGTATAAGTATCTTCCTATGTATTTTGAGTCAATTGTGGATGATTTAGTTTCTCACAAACATATAGGTTTGTCTTTCTCATTATTTAAAAATAAAACATATCTGCTAGATGTTTATAGTTATGGTGTTAATGAAATGGGGCTCGCTAAAGGAGATGAACTGAAGTTAATCTTTGAAAATGGAGATAAAATTGACATTGTATTCGAGCAGTTAAGATCTAGTCAACCTGGTTTTAAATCAAATTGTTATATTCTTAATGAAAATGAATTAAAAACATTTTCGAATGAAAAATTAGATAAATGGAAACTAACTTCTACAAAAAGAAATATTTATGTTGTTGGTGACAATTCTATTTTCTTTGAGAGATGTAAAATTAAATCTAAAAATATATCACAAGAAGTTTTAAAACATTTAGCTACAACAATAATAAATGTACACACCAAAAAAAGAAGCAAAGTACATAGTGTTAAATAAACATATAAATAACTATATATAATGAAATATCAATTAATAGTTTACGTTTTATCATTATTATTATTATTTTCATGCTCAAACAAAAATAGTTTGGATATAGAAAGTGTAATCGAAATGCACAATCAATATGATTACAATAATTTGCAAAAACACTACACTAACGACTATAAAGAGTTATCAGGTAATTATATAGACATAGATGGGAAATTAGAGTTAAAAAACGCATTAGAATATTACGAGCTTCTTGAATACAGAACAAAATTAATCTCTATTAAAAGAATAGATGGTAAGATTGAAACAATTGAAGAAATAAATAATATACAAAACATTACTTTAGGACTAGGTAAACAAAAGTTTAAAGTTATTTACAATATTAAGAACAACTTAATTACTTCAACAATAGTAGAGCATATTAAATCAAGTGATTCCACTAATAATTTAATAAAAACATTAGATTTTTTCGACTTTTGTTCTAAATATAATTATAAATTTAATGAGAAATCTGATAAGAAGTCAGGGGTAATTAAATTAAAAGCTTTAAAAATGTACTCTAATAAAGAATCGGAAGAGATATAGGCGGGTATATTTTAAATAAAACTTATACTATTAAACACAAAAAAGGCGCTAAGTTAATTAGCGCCTTTTTCTTTACTATATATTAAAGGTGTTGAATACGGCACCTTTCTATTCGATTACTTATAATCTACTTTAATTCCCTGATCTTCCAAAAACTTAGTTACAGCTTTGGTTTCAATATCCTGTATAATAAGGTCAAAATATCTGTATTTGCCTCTAAAGTATTCAATATTTTCAGACACTATATATATCCCTTCTTTTTCTGGAAATTTTATTTCATCGTCTGAAATAAAAAGATTTAAGTTAGATAGTTTGTCTTCCTTCATATTACTAGAGCTGTAATTTTCAAAAAACTTTACCAATATTGGGATTTTAGTCCCCGGTATTTTCCCTCCATTCTCGTAATTATATATTGTGTTCTTACTCATTCCGAGTTTAGCACCAAGCTCTTCTTGTGACAAGTTGAGTTCTATTCTTTTTAATTTGATTTCTTTACCGTTCATTATCAGTTAGTTATGAGTATAAATCACAATATCGCGAATTAATCCCAATATTTGTATTGACAATCCAAATATTGGGACTATATTTGTATCGCAATACAGAAACAAAGATACTAAAATTATGAAATTATTAACACAAACTTCGGAATTGATAGAATTACTAAAGGGATGTACTTCTTTAGAGTCAATGGACCAGTTAAAAAACGGTGATGTTGTTTTCGATTTTTTCAATCCAATTTTAGATAAACAAGAAAAAGGAGTTCAGGCAATTATGCACAAAGAGTTCTTTAGTGTTTCTGATGTAAATGTTCTTGAATCTCATATAGTAGATGAAAATGATTTCTTCATCAATGAGTTATTGAGCAATACAATTCAAATGGAATTATCAATTGTAAACTACTAATCAAATGGCAACTACACTATCAGCAAACAGCACGGAAACAGTTTCGGTATTAATCAGAACGGCATTTGATAAAATAGATTTTGCTAATGATTACATCTATAACGAAGCTGACAAATTAATAAAAACAGCAAAGGAGTTAGGATTAATGGATTTAGCTCAGCAATTACACAACGATAAGTTAACAGAATTAATATAAAACGAATGAAAGATATAGAAAGATTAAACAAAGTGTATCATCAAGACTTAGAAGGCTTAAAGTCCTTGTCTGCTGAAAAATACGGTTGTTCAGTCGCTTATTTCAGAAGAATAGTTGACAATGTACCAAAAAACAATATAGGGGTGCCTAAAGCTATTCAAGCGGTAAAGGACGCGTCAAAGGAAATATTTACAAAACACAAAAAGATTAACAAATACATTCAATCAATATAAAGTAACAATGCAAGCAGAAGTAGTATATCCATTAATTAAAGAGCTTCAACCAGTTGAGCTTTTAAAACTATACCGAAAGATAGGTAGTATGGTTAGGATGGATTCTACGCCTGTAATTAATAAAGCTAAAAATAGTGTTTTGACAGAAGAACAAGCAATTGAAAACTTGTTTAGAAAAGGACACTTAAAACGATAAGAAAAGCTGCAGAGGTAGGACTTGAATTATTAGTGCCGCACACATTTAATGGAGTATTCCTCTGCTTTTTTTGACAATCAACACTAACAATAACTATTAAACTAAGAATTATGGGAAATTCAAACAACAATCAATTAGAAATAGCTAAACAGCTAAATTCAAGTGTCATTTCGGTACTTGGTCAAGAGAACTTAATAGGTTTTGAAAAAGCTTATTTAATCGCTAATGCAACAGGGCAACTAAAAGCATTGTTAACTCCTGAATACATGAGGCCAATCATGCAATTACAGGGAAATGTTTTAGGGTTCAAAACCGACAAGGATAAAAACGGAGGTTATAAAGAAGAGATAGTTAAAAATTGTTTGATTGAAGCGGTGTTAATGGGTTTACAGCCTTACGGGAATCAATTCAATATTATAGCAGGAAATACTTATCCAACTAAACAAGGGTTAGGGTATTTACTATCAAACTTCAAAGGACTTTCTTATGAAATTATTCCTTCTCTTCCACGAGTAAATAAAGAAAACACTAGTGCTGCAATTGTAATGAATATTTCATGGTCTGTTAACGGCTCTAAAGTTAAAGAAAGACAAATTGAGATACCGATCAAAGTAAATAATTTCATGGGTACCGATGCAATTATCGGTAAAGCCACTAGAAAAGCAAGAGCATGGTTATACAGTACAATTACTGGAAGTGAAATTTCTGATGGAGATATACAAGATTTAGACTCAGCTACACAAACCATAGTTATTGAACCAGCCAAATTAGATGAAGAGCTTGAAAGAATACTTTCATTCTTGGATAAAGCAGAAAGTCAAGCGGATGTTGACTCGATTAAAAACTCTTTAGACGCTCAACAATTAGAAGCTTTAAAAGTTGAAATCGAAGAGGTAGAAAACAATATCATTATATCATTAGAAACTAAATCAGCTTAATTATGGACTTCAATAACTTTTTATTCAGACCTCACGCAGTAACTAAAATAATGGGAGGAATTCCAAAACCATTAACTGCAAACCAACAAAAAACCCATGATGATTTATTAGCTCGTCATGAAGGAGAAGGAAAAAAATTAACGATTAAACAAGTTGAAACTTTAGGAGGTTTATCAGAACGTAAAAACGCAAAATGCAAACTTACGGATGGTGCTAAAAAAGAGCTTGTAAAATTGGTTTATGAATTTTTAACTAAAAGATCTAGCAAGATAAAAGCCAAGTACCTGGACAAAGGAATTCAGCAAGAGGACAAGTCAATTACTACCTATTCAAATGTATTAGACAAACTTCTTCTTAAAAACAAAGAACGTAGAACCAATGATTTCTTTTCTGGCGAATGTGACAATTCACAAGAAATGATCAGAGATATAAAAACCTCTTGGAGTTTTGAAAGCTTCCCTTTAATGGATGAAGTAATTAAAAACAGTGGGTACCAATGGCAATTGGATTGCTATATGGATTTATGGGATTTGAAACAATCTGAGCTTGTTTATTGCTTAGTTGATACACCAACAAAGTTATTGAATGACGAAGTAAAAAGGGAATGTTGGAAAAACAACCTTTTGGATCAAGAAGGGAATGTTGACAGCGAAATAGGTAAAGAATTACTAATTGAAACTATCTGCAATCACATTTTCACTTTCAAAGGTTTAGAGGCTTTTTGCAATCAAAGTTCGATTGTTGAATTGGAATGGTTCGAGGGATTATTTACTGAAATACCTGAAGAAATGAGAATCAAAGTATTTACACATGATTATTGCGAAAAGCGTAATTCTCAACTAAAAGAAATGATTGCATTAGCAAGGGATTACATGGACGAAATTTTGCTTTCAATACCTGACAATCAAAAGAAACTAATCGAATTAAAAGAAACACAAAAAGCAGCTTAATTATGTCGCGATTAGATAAAGAAAGGCAAGAAAAACTTGAACCAACAAGACTAAAAAAAGCTTTAAAAGAGTTTGAGAAAATTGATGTTAAGATAGTTTGTTATAGCGACACCGCAATAACTATACAACACAAAGGTAAAAACGTTTTGTATCACGCTTACTCAGGATGGGCAACTGGTAAAACTATAAAAGATGGTAGGGGTTTAAAAAACCTTTTAAAACAAATAAAAAATTAATAATCACCCAATAAAAAAAGAAATATGAAAGTATTAATAGTAGGACAAGTAACACAAGTCGGAGCAGTTCAAGAATACGGCGCAAACGGTTTTAAAAAAGCAGAAGTAATTGTAAAAACAATAGAGGAACGCCCTAATTTTTATGTAGTAGAATTTACACATGATAATATCGATTTACTTAAAGAATTCAAAGAAGGGGATAACATGAAATTCACTTGTGGTTTAAATGGTAGAGAATACAAAAAAGATGACAAGTATTCTGTATTCATGAGTTTGAACGCTTGGAAAATTGAAAAAGCTTAAGGTATGAGTTTAGCTACCAATAACCGAAACAGAGCTTTTATAAACTTAATAGACAAGTTGCCTGCAAAAAGGCAATATGTATACAGTTTAATCAAAGAGAATGAACCTTGCACACTTGAATATTTGTGTAATAAATACGGATTAGAAAAAAACGTATCTGGAAGACTTACTGAATTAAAAAGCTCTTGTTTGATTATGGAATTTGGGAGCAAAATAAATGAAGTAACTAATAATCAAAACACGCTTTATAGAACTGTAGGAAATGATGAAAGAATCAACTTAATCAATTTAAACTATGGTGAGTTAATTGAAAAGAAAGACGCTTTGATTAATGATTACAATTTAGGAATGAGCAGTTTTTCACGTGAGCTTTTAGATAAGGAGTTGAAGAAAATCAAAAGCAAGATTAAGAACCTTGAAAACATTTTAGATGCAGCATAAACAAAAACCATGCGAGCCAAACAGTAAAGCTCCAGGAGCTGAAGGTTGTGGAAAGCCATCTTTTAAAAGAACTTATGGCTTGTGTGATTGTTGTTTAATGGAATGGGCCACAACAACTGAGAACGGTAAAATTTGGTATCAAAAAACATTTCTTCCAAGGGTTGCTACGAAAGTAAAGTTAAACCAAAAGAAGAAAGAAAAAGCTCAAAAGGACCAGTTAACAGATTGGGGTAAAAAGCTTCAAGATAAGGTTAACGAAATAGTAAGGCTTATTGATATTGGATTACCGTGTTTGGCAAGAGGTTATCACGCGAATCAGATTCATGCAGGACATGTATTTGCAAGAGGAGGAAATCAAACGATCAGATTCAATTTACACAATATACATCGTCAATCAGCTCAATCAAATACTTATCAAAATGATGATGGATTATTAAGAGAAGGATTAGTAAAAGAATACGGTCAAAAGTATTTTGAATTTATTAGCGAATTAAGGCAAACACCATCTTTAAGCTATTTAAACTTAGAATACCAAGATAAGTATCAATTAGCGAGTAAAATCGCTTTAAAGCTTAAAAAAGAAGGTAGGGTTTTCAATTTAAAAGAAAGAGTTGAAACAAGGAATAAAATAAACTTAGAGCTATCTATTTACGATTACAAGTATTGTGTAGCATAGTAGTAAAACACCCAATTAAACTAATAATTATAATGGCAAAAAGATTTACAGATACGGAAAAATACAAGGACTCATGGTTCGTGGATTTAGAGCCTATTGAAAAATTACTCTTTTACTACTTAATAGATAGTGTTGATAATGCTGGTTTTTATGAAATTTCTTTTCGCCATATCTCATTTCATATTGGGATTTCAAAAGAGGAAATTCTAGGGGCTATCAAGGGGCTAAGTAGGGGCTTGCTAGGGGCTGAAAAAAACATTGAAAAAGGAAGTAAAATTTATTTGAAAAACTTTCTTCAACACCAAAAAATGTATCCTTTAAATCCTTACAACGCCTTTCACAAGAGTTCTTTAAAGATTTTTAATGAGAATTTGGAATTTATCAATTCTTACGAGTTTTTAAAAAATTTATCTGTTTTAGGGGCTAAAATAAAAGATAAAAAAATAGTAGAATCTATTGATACTAATCTCTTAAAATTCTTAAAAGAAGAAATGGGGCTAACTAGCCCCTTAGTAAAAGGAATAGTAAAAGAGAAAGGAAAAGGAGAGGTAGAAGAAAAAGGAAAAGTATTTGGAAAGTCTGAAAACCTTTTGAAAATCTCAAAATTAGAAATTGAATTAAAAAACTCTTTTTCCTGGAAAGAGACTATTTGCAGAAATGTAAATGAAACTGATATTAAAATCACGCCTGAAGAAATTGACGATAAAATATCACAATTCATAAAAACTATTTCCGGTGACGGAGAAGACGAAAAAGATTTAAAAGACGCTAAAAAACATTTCAACAGATGGCTAATGTTGGATATTAAAAACACCTCAAATGAAAAGCAACAAAATAGCAAAAACCAATCAGGGACAAGTGATGCTTTTAGAACAAAGACGCTTGAGAGACTGGGCTTTGTATCAGCCTAGCAATTGTTTTAAACACTCAGTAAAATTAAAAACTGTAAAAGATGTTTTGACATTACCATCAAAATCCCTAGGTGATTTTAAAAGAGAATACGGACGAAATTTTGTTATAGGATATGTATCGACGTGGTTAATTGAACTAAATGACAATTCCAACGTGAAAACCAAAATGAGTGACGCTCAAAAAGAGTTCACAGCAGAAAGGATTTACGACATGTATTGCTTGAAAGTAACTGATTTGACATTGTTTTTCAGAAATGTAAAAGAAGGAAAATATGGAGGTTATTACGAGAATTTATCACAGGAAAAAATAATGCAATGGTTAAGTATTTACTGGGATGAAAGATGTGAGTACGGGCAAATGATGGCTCAGCAAAATCATGAAGGTTTTTCTGCTACTAAAGACAAATTAGAACCTGATGTAATAAAGAAAATATTCAAAGGAGTTGGTGAAGTAGAGTTGGACCATAGTAAAAGGGGAAATGGTTCCGGGGCAAGAATGAAAAGAAAGGTGATGAATAACAGGACTGAATATTTAAACAACATGCTTATTCAGGTTAAAAATCAGTCAACAGAAAGCTTGAAAGAATATTTAATTAATACTGATGTGAATTCAAAAGCTTTTGATACTCAAGTATATGAACTAGCAGAAAGGGAATTAGACTCAAGAAAATAGTATGGACTCAAAAAATAGCACTTGGATAACGCGCTATAAATCCAATAAGAAAACAATTGAGCTATACCAGAATTTCTTTTTCAGTCAAGAATTAGACACCAAAAGTAAAACATTGCTTTTAGAAGAAATTACAAGATTAGAATATCAGAACAAATGGATTGAAAGTATGACGCAATGGGAAAGGCGTCAGGACGATTCAAGCTCAATTACAATTATAGAATCAAGATTACACTTAATACCAAACGAACAACTAATAATTAACTAAACCAATAACTAGTATGGGAACTATAACAGGAAGATACACACCGCAAGAAGTACAATACTTAAAAGACAATTATAATTTGATGACAAGATCAGATTTTGCTTTAGAATTTAATAGAGAAGAAGATTCTATTAGACATAAACTAAAAGCAATGGGTCTTGAATCTACTACCATTTCAAAAGGAGTAAGAAAATACATAAGTTCTGGAATAAAAAGAATGAGAACCGAAGGTGATAATGGAGGAAGATTAAGATTATTGAATTTCATCAATTCTCAATATACAGATAAAAACTACGATCATGTTTCCAGAGCCTTTATTGATTTAGGGAGATATGAAATCTTAAATAGTTACAGAAGACATTCAGCTTAATAAAATTAGATATGATCACAGATAAATGGACTCAGGAAGAATTGGATTACTTATATGAAAACTATGCAAATACATGTAGTAAGGAATTGGCTAAACACTGTAAGAAGCCACAGAAAAAACTTTCAGACAAAGCGAGAACTATGGGCCTTAGGAAATCAACGAATTTTATTAGTGAATTAAGAGGTATAGAAGGAGATACGAAAAGCAGTTCTTATAAAAAATATATTGATATGCTAGAATTTGGAAACTCATTAGATCCTTCAGTTAAACACAGAAATCTGACTCCAATTTTTAACAAGTACGGATTCTACAAATTTAAAGAATTATATAAACTACACTCAGTATGAAAACACTTCACTTAAACTTAAAACGAAAGTGGTTTGATATGTTTCTATCGGGTATTAAAACTGAAGAATACCGAGAAATTAAAGAAAGTATGATTTCAATCTTGTTTGATTGGAAAAACAGTGGTGTTAGCAGAAAGGATTTTGTTGAAGATCTTAATTATGATGTTTTTCATCCGTCCTATTGGAGTTGGTTAAAAGATTTTGACACCATTACTTTTTCAAATGGTTATGCTAAAAATAGAGATCAATTTGTCATTGAGTTTAAAAACATAGAAATCAGAAAAGGGAATCCTGAATGGGGAGCTGAAAAAGGTAAAAAATATTTTGTTCTAGAAACTGGAGAAATAACCACCAAAAAAATTAAAACCCAATGAAAAAGAAAATACTAAAAAAGCTTACAGAAAAACACAACCGATGCGCTCAAGGATTAGGAGTATTTAAATCGGAATTACTAGAAGGGAAAGATGAATTAGAAGTTAATTCAGCTTTAAAGGAATTAGAGAAAGAAGGATCTATTGAATATCGTGATGGGACTTTTGGGAGATTATATAAACTAACTAAGAAATATTTAAAAACGATTTAGGGATGGACGAAATAAAGGAAGTTGTTGACGCATTTAATGATTTATATCCAGTAGGAACCGAATTAATTGTAGTTGATGATTTGGGCAAAAAGAAAGTTAGAAAGTTAAAATCGAAAGCTTGGGTAGTTGGTAAGGATGAGGTAGTGGCATTATTTGAAGGTGTTTCTGGAGGGTATAGCATTAAGCGAATCCAGCATGTTCAAACCTATAAAATGAACTTTGAATTAGGTGTAAGCTATTTAGTTCCTGCAGATGCTCACGGAACGCCAATGAGTCAAGTACAACAATCTTAAAAATCAAAAATCATGAAATCAACTAAAACCCGATAAAGAAACGCTAAAATTCACAATAGGCTTATTACTACTATTAGCTATTTCAATATTGTGGTTTTATGTAGAGAAGAAATTAAACTAATTGCTGGAAAGTATATGTTTTTCCGTTCAGAGTATAATCAAAACAAGGTTCTTGCTTAAACTCTTTTAAAAACCAACGGTAAGAATGACAGGAAGGCTCTAAGTTCTTAAAAAGTTCGCAAAACATTTCAAGATTAGTTTCAATAACCACAACTTTATTGTTGTGACAACAAGCAAATAATTTAGTAATCCGTTTATTCATAATACAAACTTACGAAATAAGTGCGTATAATTATCATTTTGCTTGTTTTGATAAATATAAGTGCTTATATTTACGATTCGATAAATAAAAAAGAATAACAATTAAACCAAATATAAAAAATGAACACTCTAGAAATTAAAAAAGAAGATGCTTTAAAAGCGCACGAAAACGCATCAAGTAAAGGAAAAACATTGCTTGAAAATTTATTAGGTAAAAAAACTTTTCAGAAAAAAGTAACTGACCGTATTAAAACAATTAAAGATGTTTTAGAATACAATGGTATTTCTGAAGAAGAACGAAGTGAAAAATACATGCTGTTCTTTGATAATTTAAAGTTGCCACATTTATACTATCAATGGTTAGCAGAATTACTATGCAAATCATTAAATGAGGATTGGACTCCTGATTGGGATAATTCAAATGAGCGTAAATACTTTCCTTGGTTTAAAATGTGTTCTGGTGGTTTCCGTTATGACGACTTCGCTTATTGGCTTACGGGTTCGAGTGTCGGCTCTCGCCTTTGCTTAAAATCGGATGAATTAGCAAAGTATGCCGGAACCCAATTCACAGAAGTTTACGAACAATTTATGATAACTAAATAATACATATTACAATGAAAAAATTTACAGATTTAAAAACATTTGAACAAGCGTGTGAGTTATTAAATATTGACTCAAAAACAGTATTACCAGACTTTTCAAATTACCCTGAGCAGGGCAGATTAGCTATGATAGCTCATGCTAAATTACCAATTATAGTAAGAGCTGCTAACAAGCTTGCAAACGATGGAGAGGAAGTTGTTTTTGATTTCAATGATTCTAGCCAATGTAAATATGAACCTTGGTTTGATATGGAAGATTATTCAGACGGTTCTGGTGGTTTCCGTTTTAACGGCTACGATGGTTGGCTTGCGACTTCGCTTGTCGGCTCTCGCCTTTGCTACATTTCAAGAGAAGTGTGCGAATACACAGTGAATCAGTTTATAGAGGTGTACAAAGCTTATTTTAAATAATATAAATATAGGTTGTGTGATGTGTTGAGCGCAGTTCTGGTAGTTTCCGTTATAACGACTACGATAATTGGCATACGAATTCGAATGTCAGCTCTCACCTATGCAAAAAGAAAATAACATCACAAACCTTGCACGCAATGCAAAAAATTACAAACCTAATCAAGGCGTTGGTACTACTATGGAAAGCGACTTATTAAAGCAAAGGAATGAAACGAATAGGTAATTTATATCAGAAAATAATCAGTATTGAAAACTTGCAATTAGCAGATGTTGTAGCTCAAAAAAATAAAAGCAAACAGTATGGTGTGCAATCACACAACTCAAAAAGTGATGCTAATATTTGGGAGTTACACAAAATGCTCAGGGATAAAACATATGCAACATCAAAGTATGACGTATTTAAAGTATATGAACCAAAGGAGCGAGAAGTTTACAGATTGCCATATTTTCCTGATAGAATAACACATCATGCAATCATGAATGTGTTGGAACCAATATTCGTTGCAAATTTTACAGCGGACACATACAGTTGCATTAAGGGTAGAGGAATACATAAAGTACTTAAAAATGTAAAAAAGGCTTTAAAAGATGAAATAAATACGGTCTACTGTTTGAAATTAGATATTAAAAAATTCTACCCGAACATTGACCATGAAATTTTAAAGCAATTATTGCGAAAGAAATTTAAGGATCAGGATTTGCTTTGGCTATTAGATGAAATTATTGATAGTGCAAAAGGATTACCAATAGGTAATTATTTAAGTCAATATTTTGCGAATTTTTACTTGTCATATTTTGACCATTGGATCAAGTAGCAAAAAGCAGTTAAGTATTATTTCCGTTATGCTGATGACATTGTAATACTTCATAAGGACAAAGAATACTTACATAAGATACTTGCTGAAATAAGCTATTACCTAAACACTAATTTAAAGTTATCGGTAAAAGGTAACTATCAAGTATTTCCAGTAGCATCTAGAGGGATTGATTTTGTAGGATATAGAATTTACCACACGCATGTATTATTAAGAAAACGAATCAAACAAAACTTTGCTAGAAAACTAAAAAAGAAGCCAAACTCTTCTTGTATCGCATCATATTTAGGATGGCTAAAACATTGTGACGCGTTGAACTTAACCAAAAAATTATTGCCAAATGAACAATTTTAAAGATTTTGGAATTAAAACAAAATCGATCTCATTTGTTGGAGAAAAAATAGCAGTAAATAGATTATTCAATATTCGAATTACTGTTCATGCTTTTAAAATTGAACCTTCAAAACAAAAAGAAGGAACAGAATGTTTAACACTTCAGATAGAAAAGGCTGGAGAAATGAGAGTAGTATTTACAGGATCCACTTTCTTAATGCAAATGATAAAACAAGTACCAAAAGACAAGTTTCCTTTTGAAACAACCATAAAAAGAGACAATGAATATTATGAATTTACATAACTAACCAAAAACTAACTAAAACAGAAATTATGAAACCAAAATTAAAACCGGAACACTTAAATCCATTTTTAATTTACGAGCCAGTGGTTCAGTACAAAGGCATTTTGAACGGTAAAGAATTAAAGGATTATGATATTGATTATAAATCAAGGGGTAATTCATTAGAAATTGATTTTTTAAAGAATGATGAACCTTATAATCCTCCTAAAGAAGTTATTGGTTTAAAGACTGGTTATATAAAAGTTGTTCAATACTGGAAAAGCGGACTAACTTATAGAATTGGTAATACCTCAATGGGCTTACAAACTCATAATAATACTGATGATTTTAAATTGGTATTAAGACCGTTAAGTGACTTAGGAGAAATTGACACTAAAGAACACGGTATTATTTACCCAGTAGATTATTTCGATAATCACACAGATGCTTTAAAAATCAATAAGGAATTAATCTCAATGATGGAGAATAATTATTGTGACTTTCATCTTCCATATTTTGTTATGGAAATGTTGTTTGAGTATCATTTCGATGTTTTCGGCCTAATCAAAAAAGGACTTGCTGTAGATATAAACACATTAGATACTAACCCTTATAAATAGAAATTATGAAAGAATTCAAAGGAACAAAAGGAAAATGGAAAGCGCGAAATTTATTTGATAATTGGATTATTTCAGATGAAAAAGACCTTGTGTTAAATATTGTAGATAATGAAGCCAACGCAAAACTAATAGCTTCTGCTCCTGAATTATTAGAAGCATTAATACAAGTCACTTCTTCATTAGAAAAAGCAAATGAACTTCTCGAGAAAAAAGGTGTTTTGTTGATAAATGACAATACAAGCAAGGCAAAAGAGATTATCAATAAAGCACTAGGTGTTAATTAATAATTAAGAATAATGGCAAAGCTAGGTGATTATGAAGTGTATTATAAGCCATGTAAAAAATGCGGGTATGATACAGCAAAAAGCTCAAAACCAAAAGAAGGAAATAAAACCTGCTGGAAGTGCGGAAACTTCATAGGAAGGGATTACAGCGAAAGAGCATTAAAGTCTAACCAATAACAAAAACAAGATGAAAAAATCAGAAAGAGAAATAATTTATCAAGGTGCATTAGATAAATGGGGTGAACGTGCTCAAATAGAAATGGCTCAAGAAGAATCTACTGAATTAGCATTAGCGTGTAGAAAAATCATAAGGCAAAAAACAGAATCAAGGTTAAATGATTTAGCTTCTGAAATAGCTGATGTTGAAATTATGATTGAGCAATTAAAATACATGTTACCAACTATAGGAAATGTAGTAGAGGCTCAAAAAGGTTTTAAGTTACACAGATTAGAGGAACGAGTTTTTAACCAAAAAAAGATAAAACTAACAAAATGAAACTAGAAATTAAAGCGTATAAATGTGTGTTCCCTGGCTTTTATATTGATGCTTATAATCAATACATGTGGCAAGATCCAAAACAGTACGAAGTAATATTTGGGAAGAATCAAAAGGAAGCTGTAAAGGAAAAGTGCCGACTAGATGAATGTTATTCCTATTGGGAGTTAAAACAATCTATAAGAACTCAAAGATTCCCGGAGAAAGATTTACACAGTCAAGAAAAGAGCGAGCTATTAAATGATTTAACGGATAAACAAATAAATCATTTAACTCATTCATTAGGTGTTAAAACAGGTGGCTATTGTCCAGAAGAGTTTTATAGAAATTATTCAGCATATCATAATAAACATGAAGATTGTGAAAAACTGGTGAAACTTGGCTTAATGGAGAATTGGAAAAAATTTGAAAGCGAGGTTTACGGAGTAACCGAAAAAGGAATTGAGGCAGTTAAAACTATACTATTAATAAATAAACCAACTAAATAATTATAACATGATAAACTTATATCAAACAAACATCGAACAATTATCAATTCATCAAGTAGGGAATAAGAGCAAAGCAGAAGGATGTTTTGTTTCAGATAGCACTACAGAGTTAAATGATGAAATAGCACCATTAGTAAAAGATTTCTTCTTTAGGCCATTTAGGGAAAAGGAAGAAGTATTTTTTAATTTCTCACACGAAGTTGATGTAGCGTACAATGAGGTTTTTAAAACTTCTGAATCAATTTTTAATAATCCAAACTGTTTTCATGAGAAGTCAAAAGATATAGTAGGTCTTCTGTATAATGAATCAATGCACCCACACATTAAAGGAGGTGAAGTTTATGTTACTTATTTAGATAATGTAATTATCGACAATCAAAAAGTTAATGCAATCGGAATATTTAAAAGTGAGCTTAAGCATGATTTCCTACAATTCGAAAACAAAGGAAAAAACATGGAGACAATTTTACAACAAGGAGTTAATCTTAAAAAATTAGACAAAGGTTGTATCATTTTTAATATCGAAAAAGAAAGTGGTTACAGAGTTTTAAGCGTTGATAGTAACAAGTACGATACTAAGTACTGGTTAAATAGTTTCCTTGGCCTAGATGCTGTGATTGATGATGCTTATCAAACTAAGAAATACCTTCAATTATGTCAAAACTTCGCAAAAGATGTTGTTTTTCCTGCGGAAGACAAAAAGGAAGAAGTTATGTTCATGAATCGTTCAATGGATTATTTCGCCAAAAACGATGAGTTTGAAGAAACGGAATATTTAAACGTCGTTGTAGAGAATCCAGATCTTATTCCAGAATTCAAACACTATAAATCAGAGAATGAACAAAAATACAGTGTAGAGGACCTAACTCAGTTTCCTATTTCAAATACTGCCGTTACTACTTCAAGGAAAAAGATTAAAAATGAAATAAAACTAGACACAAACATGTCTATAAAATTAGACTTTATTAATCCCGATTCTGCTGAGAAATTCCTTGAGAAAGGTTGGGACGAAGAAAAGCAAATGTATTACTACTTATGTTACTTCAACAAAGAGGAGAAGTAATGGAAGAAAAATCATATCAAATCACTAGAGGTTATCATGAGGAGTATGAAGAAATTACTCCTCTCTCTGGAAAGAAAAAAAGAAGATTAAAAAGAAAGAAACAACGCAACAAAACTAAACGATGAAAGCAGAAGAGTTTTACAAAGACTTTACAGATAGAAATAACCCTGACATTAACCGAAAAGGTAAAAGCACAAGAGAATTACTTTACCAAATGATGGAAGAATACGCAGACCATAAGAAATTAAATATAGGTGTTGTTAGCACCTGTACGGATTTGAAAACTAAAAACTTAATAAGATGGGATACATTAAACACAACGCAATAGTTTGCACAACTTGGAAAGAAGAGGATGCTATTGAAGCACAGCAAAAAGCAAAAGAAAAGGTAGTAGCCAATTAGTATCTGAATTAGTAGAATACATTGTTAATGGTGGATATAGTTTCTTTATAGCACCTGATGGAAGCAAGGAAGGTTGGGAAGATAGTAAACAATGTGATGGTGCGAGAAAAGATTTCTTGGATTGGTTGAAAGAATCTGACAACTATTGCGATTACATAGAAGTTAGGTTTGGTGGAGATGATGAACACGAAGACATCGTAAGAAGCAAAGACACCGATTACGATACAATGTAGTATTGGTGCTAATGGGTAGGTGTATGGTTAGATTTTTAACGAGTAAATAAAGAACAAATGGAACTAAATACAGCAATTGAAATATTAGATTACCACCAAGAATGGAGGCAAGGAAAAAGAGAAGATATGATTCATGAACCTAAAAAACTAACAAAAGCCTTGGATATTGTGCTGAGTGAGATTAAAAAATTAAATATACATAGTGTTATTATGCGAAGCGAACAGTTAGGCTGTGCATGTAAAAACCAACCAAGGTCAATTTTTGGATACACTTGGAAAACTTGCAAAGCCTGTGGAAAAACCTCATTAATGCCTAATTGATTATAACGGAATACAGATAAGATTTTTTGCGAATAAAAAACAAACAAGATGAAGAAAAAAGATTTAATAAAACAATTAGCAAATAGAATAAACCAACCCCATGTAATAGAAAGTTGGATTGATAAAATAGAAAAAGCAGCCTACAATAAAGGCATTAAAGATACAGAAGCTAAGCAATTAATTTTATCTGGTGTTGGCAATTGATAAAAAGCCACTTAGTGACGTAGGAACTAAAATATTTACAAACAAACTAAAAAATAAATTATGAAAGCAACTCATTTAGTAAAAAGTAACAACATTGAAAAGCAAATTATTAAACAAAAAGAAAAGGTAATAATTCCTTTAAATAAAATTATTGATTACAGGTATAAACAACGCTTGGTAGTTGCTAAAGGTTTTTTAGAGGAAGAAAGAAATTTTGGAACTAAAAAAGAGCCAATTATGAAAATTGTAAAATTTATGCAATATGATGATTATTTTACTGATGAAGATACAGGAGAAGTTGTTACCGTTAAGAGACACGAAAAAATTGAAATAGATGGTGAAAAATGCGACCATTTTGGAAATTTAATAAAATATTACACAATAGATGACCTTTAGATTAGCCCGTATGAGTGAGGTGGCTTTTTATTTGTTGCCAACGATAAATGTAAAAAGCGTTTTAATGCCTTTTACACCTTGTTAGCACAAGTACGGGGTATTAATTACTAAACTTAATTAAAATGAATTACAAAATAGATTACAAAGGATTGAAAGAGTTTTTAGAAACGCTTACGTACCGAAGCATAAAAGATGGTGCATTGGTTAAAGCACACGCAAGAAATGACATTGACTTTTTCTATAAAACAGATGAAGACAAAAGCAAAATAACATTAAACCAAGTTATTGAATATGGACAGCCATTTTTAGTAGATGCTATTGGAAATGATTTATCTGTTTGTGTTCTGACTAAAAGAAAATACAAACTACCTACTGGAAGAGTAGTAAGAATGAAATTTGATGCTACAATAATAGACGATTGCAGAAAGGTTTTAGGAAGCCCTGTAAACAACTATTATGTAATACCAGACAGATTTATAGTACGAACTTAGTATTTGTGCTAATGTTAAATGTATGTTTTGTGCGTGAATAATTAATGAATTAAATAAAAAACAAATAAAGATGAAAGCAATGGATTTTATAAAAAGTATTGATGCAAAAGTTATTAACGGAATATTAAAAAGTTATAGCGATGAAGAAGCGATAAAGCACTTAAAAGAACACCTACAAAAGCAATTAAATACACATGATGTTAGCAGTAGTAGTGAAGAATTAACTAACGAAAGGAAAATAGAAAAATATAACGAAATAGCTATAATCATGAAAAGGACTTATAAAGAAAACCTAAGCTCAGAAGACATGCACGCCATGATTGTAAAAGTAACAGCCTATGAATAACTATTACTGCTAACAAGCGTATATAACAACTTTTACAGAAGCATGAAGCTAACAATCACCGTAGTTTATACTATAGAATATGTAATTGATTTTGCAAAACATTACGGTTTCACAAAATGTAAAAAATGTTTCAATTTAAAAACTGGCAGAGAGATAAAACAAGTATTAAAAAGTAACTGTATTGGCTACAATATTAATACAAAGTTTTACTCTCTTTTTAAATTAAGGAATCACCTTGTTAAGCCTAAAAAAGAAGATTGTCCTTTTTAATAAAAAACACTAATAAAAATACGTTGAGTTAATTACCAACTATTGTTTACTGTATCTTTGATATGCGGTACTATTCAATTCAAAGTCTATTTGTTTTTGACAGTGTCGCTATTTTTATTTCCCAAAAGTAAGTAGCCTATCTGAGAAAACAGAAGGCTTTTTTTATTCAATAGTATATCGTTATAGTTTATTAGTTAGTTGGTTTAAAGCCTAGTGTGGAAATTCCCCATAGTTGAAGCGCTAGGTTTTAATTAAAATCAAATTATGATTGAAATAAAGAACGGAAAAGTACTAGTTGACGGCGAGGAGTTTAACAATCCTCAAATACTTGGAGAGTTAATCCTAAGTATGGCTAAAGAGCAAAGCAATCAAATCATATTAAAATCAGCTTAATTGTGAAGATACTAACCGAAAAGAGATACTACAAAAGACTTTCAGCACTTCAAGGGGCTGTTTTAAATATATCCGACAAGCAACAAGACTCATTTACTGTTTCAAAAAGAAAAATTTATAAAAAAAGGCTTGAGAACTTCAAGAAGAATAACACCTTTTTAAAATGGCAAGACAAAGAATTCATGAATACTAAACTATCAGCTTAATCATGTTCGGATTCTTCAAAAAAAGATATTACAAAGTAGTAAGTGTAACACCAGTAGAAACACGAGATGTTACCGATGGCTTAAAACACCGTAAAACTTTAAAGAGTGTAGTTCTATGTGGAAATAAAGCAATAGAATATTCTCAACAAATAATAGTAAAGCGTAGAGGTGAGCATAAGAGCGTAAAACACTACTTAAAAATCAAACTCAAGAAAAGAAAGGGAGATAATCCCCATACAGAGGCAATACTTAAAACGGTTAAACCAGGAGATATAATAAGGCTATGAAAAAGATTCTAGTTATAGGAATGGATTTCGGATTAGGTCATTCAATAGGATCTCAACTTGTAATAGAAGCAAATAGGCAAATAGCTATTTCATGTAGAAAGCAAGAAGAAATCAAGTTAGGTATTCCACAATACACAAATGAAGAATTAGCTCTTAAAAATCTAGGTTATGAGGCAAAGACACTAAGCGAAGCAATTAACGAATTATCAGAAGCTTTTAACAGCCTAGTAAAAGTTTCATTCGACCCAATTACGAGTAAGTTTTTCGGAGCTCCAAAACACAATTACAAAAGAAGATAGTTATGAAATCAATAACCTTTCCAGAATCAACAAACAAGATAGCAGAACACCAAGAGGAGTTTGAAACAGTTCATGTTCAATTCCAAAATGAAGACATGAGTGCAAACATGTGTTTTGAATTGTCACCAGAGGAAATAAAAGAGGTTTCAACAACCGGTAAGATTTGGTATAAGCAAGTACTAGGAAGCCAACTAATGCACCCAATGAGGTTATCTCCGTTCAAGGAAGTGATTATACAGCAAAAAGAAAAGATTGTTATGGTATGTGAATCTGATTGTGGCAAGAAACCACACAGGGAAACAGTAGGTAGTACTGAGTATATATTCTGTTGTGAAAATGGCTTTAAAAAATCATTAGAAGAATTTACAAAAAGTATCAAATAATTATGAAAGTTATTTATAAAACAGGAAACACAGTATATCACATAACAGACGAAATGCAGGAGCCAAGATTGGTAACAGGAGTAGTTCAAAGACCTAACAATGTAATAACATATTTAGTAGGTAGCAAGGATGGAGAAACCGAGTGTTATGAGATAGAACTATCAAACGAAAAAACAATATTCTAATGGCTTACTCTCCAGAAGAAAAAGAAGAGATATTTAAAAAGATATTTAAAAGCATATCTGAAGGACAATCCCTACGTAAATCTTTAAAAGAAGAAGGTATGCCTAGTAGAAAAACTTTCTTTAAATGGCTAGAAGAAGATAATGAAAAAGGAAACCAATACGCGTGTGCGTGCGAGGAAAGAGAAGAATTGATTTTTGAAGATATTTTAAACATAGCTGATGATAATGGGGCAGATACTCGTTTTACAGAGAATGGAATCATGACTGACCACGATAATATTCAAAGGTCAAAATTAAGAGTTGATGCTAGAAAATGGGCGTTATCAAAAATGAATCCAACGAAATATGGTAATAAGCTTGATTTATCTGTAGAAGATAACACATTATCCAAAGAAGAACGTGCTGCAAGACTGGAAGAATTGAAAAGTAAATTATTGAAATAACAATTGTCTCCACGCGGTGGACAATGTATAACTAACTACTATAAACAAAGGGATTATAAAATGAGAGAAGTAAAAGTAAACGAGTTGAGAATTGGGAATAACCTTCAGGATAACGGGAGTTTAATTGAAGTGTGTGTAGGTATGTTGAATTATCTAGGTCAAAACGAAGACAATGACATAAAACCAATCCCACTAACAGAAGAATGGTTGTTGAAGCTAGGATTTGAAGAAGGCAAAGAAAACGCAGGAACATTAAAATGTTTTAGAAAAGGAAAATACACAATAGCTAAATGGATTGGTGATAAGTGGCAATTTTGGATGAATACGGTAGATGTTTATAATTCACCGCAACACGTCCACCAGATCCAAAACCTATACTTCGCTTTAACTAATACTGAACTAACAATTAAATAATATGAAAATAGCTGATTTAAAAAATATTATTGAAAACCTTCCAGATGATATGCCAGTTGGTTTATGGGATTTGTCAACAGATAGTTTTACAGACGGAAACTATCAACTTGCCCCTAAAGATTTGATTATTGAAGACTATGTTAAAAACGAAGATGATAGCGAAATAGCTGGTCAAATGTTATTTATCACTTTCGAGAATAAGTTGAATGAGAATCCAATTAACGAACTATAAAAAAAACTAGAGCATGAAACTAATATCAATGACCGATTATGTGTTAGATCTTGAAAAAGAAACTAATCCTTTAGGTAAAACATTAAATAAACTTAATGTAGAAGATGTTGCAAAATATGGAAAATGCTTTAAGTACGCGGTTTTCCTCAAACAACCTCTAAAGCTAGAAATGTTTGTTCCTTGTGATGATGAGGGGAATGTATTGGAAGATGGGGTTTATGAGGCTAGACACATAGTAGCAGTAACAAACGACGAGAAATTTAAGCAATACCAACAAGCAAAAGAAAAGGTTTTGTTTAAAGGGTGTAGAGTTATTTTAGATAATGAGTGTAATGATTATTACATAGAAATAAATGGTGATTATTTTGGATGGATTAGCGATGACTTACCTAAAAATATGGAGAAAATAATAGGACTGAATTTAGAACTAACAGAAGCAGCACAAAAACAATTGTAGGATGGAGTATAAAGACTTAAAAGAAGGTTGTAAAGTGTTTTTCATTGGAGAAGTACTACCAATGGAACTAATATCTAGGACTGATAGATATGGTGTTGTAGTTAGAAGTTTAGACATAAAAGAGGATTACGATCTAATTTATTTCGAAGTAGAGAGAGGAGCTTATTTTGACTGTGAATCTGCCTATGAAGCATTAAAAAAAGAACCGGTGTATTCTTTATTAGATTTTGTTAAAGAGAAAAGAGGAGCTTCAAACTTAATATTTTGTTCCTACGATTTCTTTTCCAAGATGGATTGTTTTAGAAGTGTAGTAGGCCTAGAGTCTGGATACCATGAAATATCCAAAAGAAACGGAATAGATTTAAAAATTGATTGGACTAAAACTAAATAACCGTGAAGAAACAATTAAGGGAAATAGTTTTTAACAAATGTAATGAACATTGTGCGTACTGTGGTGAAGAGCTTGAGTATAAAAATATGCAAGTAGATCACATTATCCCTCAAAGAAACTTCTTGATTGATATTACTAGCGAATCAAGAACTCCTGGCTTCTTAAAACATCTAACCGCAAAGGATTTAAATCATATTGACAACCTTAATCCTTCATGTAGAATATGCAATAAAAGAAAAGATACCTTTCATTTAGAATTGTTTAGAAAAGAGATTGCGTCACAAGTAGAAAGAGCAATTAAATCTAGTTCTAATTACAGGATAGCCAAACGATATGGATTAATAAAAGAAACCCCAAAACCAATTGTATTCTACTTTGAGACTTTAAAAACAATAAAACAATAAAACAAATATAACAATGGGATTTTTAGACAACATTATTAGTTCAGCAGTAAAAACAGTGATTACGCCAATTGCTATAGTAAAAGACGTGGTTAATGTAGCTACTGGCGAAGAGGCAAACGCTACAAAAAAGCATGTAAAGTCTATAACTGAAGATGTAGAATCAGCTATTGATGATATTACATAAAAACCAATATTTAAAACTAGACAACCAATGAATTTTAAATCAGTCAATAGAGGAAAACAGTTAAAACTCGTGAGAGAGTATAGAGGATATAGTCAAACTGAACTATCAAAGGAGGTAAAAGGCTTATCACAGTCCAACTTATCTAAATTTGAAAAGGGTTTTCAAGTTATAAAAGAAGAAAAAATCAAGGAAATAATGAAGTTTTTAAGATGGCCGTTTAAGTTTATAGACGCTGTTACAGGAATTTATTATTAAACATACACGTATAACCAATTGAGCCTAACCGACTCCGAAATACTAGAATTAGAACAACTCTTACATGAGCAGAAAATCGACCTTTTAAATGAAGGTCTTTCTTCGTTTGGTAAAATGACTAATCCTAATTACAAGTTTATTCACGATGCAATTACCTTACAAGAGTATGACCGTTTCAATAAACTTACAAAAGGTTATGCTGGATCAATTTTAGAAGGTTCTTCTCGTTCAGGTAAAACATGGAGTGGAATTGATATAATTATTTGGCTTTGTACAGTTGTAGAAACTAATTGTACAATAAATATTTATAGAGAAACATACAATGAGTTTAAAACAACGCTCTATGATGATTTCAAAAGGCGTCTTGATGATTTCGGACTACCAAACAAGTTTCACAACGCTGAAGATGTAAAAAGCTTTAAGATTGTAGATAATAAGATATTCTTTCTAGGATGTGATAAAGTAGGTAAAGCTCATGGGGGTGGGTGTGACTATGCTTTCTTTAATGAAATGATGCACATCCCTAGAGAGATATTTGACCAAGTAGAAATGCGTTGTCGTAAATTCTGGTGGGGTGATTACAATCCAAGTTATACAGATCATTGGGTTTTCAACAATGTTATTCCTCGAAAAGAAATAGGTTTTTTAAGGACCACATTCTTAGACAATCCATTTATTTCAATAAAAGAGAAAAACAAAATACTTTCTTACGATCCATGGTTACCTGGAAGTTATGAAGTGCGTGAAGATGACGTATTTTATAATGATGAACCAGTTACCGATAAAAACCAACCACCACCACATCCAACGAATATTGAACAAGGAACCGCCGATATATTCATGTGGAAAGTATACGGTTTAGGTTTACGCGGAGCTATGAAAGGAGTTATTTTCAATCATTTAACATGGATTGAAGAATTCCCAGATGTTGCGCATACTTACGCGAATGATTTTGGTTTTACTGCAGATCCTAACGCATTAGTAAAATACGCCGAAGACGAAAAGAATATCTGGTTTGAATTACTTTCCTATGAGCCAATTGAAACTGATAGTGAGCTTTCAGAGTTCTTTGAAGCTGTAGGAGTAGAGAAGGACCTACCAATCATTTGCGATAGTTCTGATAAGTATACCGGTGAAAACAAAGGTACCATCGAAATGGTTAAAGGGCTTAAAAGAAGAGGTTGGAAAGCAAAGAAGGTGAGTAAAACTAAATCCATCATGTATTGGATCCTTTCCATGAAAAAGAAAAAGATTCATTGTGTTAAAAGCTCACATTGGAAACATGTTAAAAAAGAACGCGAGAATTACAAGTTCAAAGAAGTTAGTGGAATATTAATCAATCAACCAATTGATAAATATAATCACTGTTTTGATGCGGTCCGTTATGGCCACATTTCCCACAACACCAAAACAACAATTTCAAGAACAACTAAATCAGTATCACAATTAGGAATTAATTATTAAATATATCAAGGATCTATAATTAGGCACTTATAACCAAGCGGACTTAAAAAGAGGACGTTTCCATAAAAACAAACATGGAAGAATTACTTAAATTATTAGAATCAGATGTTGCCGGAGCATTAAAAGTCCTTACTGCTCAGCAAAAAAACAAAGGAAATATTACCGATCGGAGAGAAGAATTCAATGAAATCGCTAGGGATTCAAGAGAAACTCAGATAGATAAAATACAGCTAGATAAAAATGTAGGAGAGGGAGAAAAAGCAAAAATCGTAAAAGCGGTTAAAATACCAGTGCCATTTCAAAACAAAATTGTAAACACCGCAACTGCATTTGAGGTAGGCGCCCCTGTTACATTAATCCCCAACAATACAGATAATCTAGAACTTTCAGATGAAATATCAAGGCTTTGGGAGGTAAACAGAGTTGATTCGGTGTTACAAGAAGCTATTAAATTGCAAAAAAGTGAATTACAAAGCGCTATAGTATTTCACATTAAGGATTTAAGCAAAAGCTCTCTGTATAATCGGGTTATGGGAGTTAACCAAAATAAAGACATTAAAGCAAAGTTATTAAAGAATGAAAACGGCGTGATGTCTCCTTATTTTGACGCATTCGGCGACATGAAGTCTTTTACATGGGAATACTCCACAACGAACAGTGAAGGAACAGAGGTAAAGAACATTTTAATTTACACAGATAAGCTACTTTATACATGCTCAGATGAATCAGGAAAGTTAATTTTCGTCAGAAAAGACGCTCATGGATTTGATAAAATACCAGTCGTTTATTTATCTCAAGAAAAACCCGAATGGTTTATTGCAGAAAAAATGATTGATAGACTTGAAGTCTCAATGTCAAAACTAGGAGCTGCAAATGATTATTCTGGACAACCTATTTTAGTTCTTTATGGATCGGTTCAAGGCGCACCAGATAAAGATGAAGATGGTAAAGCAATTATTTGTGATATTCAAATAGACCCAGAAACAGAAAAAGAGGTGCGATCAGATGTTAAGTTTTTAACTCATGATAATGCGCCTGCATCTGTAAAATTGGAATTAGATCGTTTAGAAAAATACATTTATTCTTTAACATCAACTCCTGATTTGTCATTTGACAACCTAAAAGGATTAGGAACTGTTTCGGGAGTAGCTTTACAATTAATGTTTCTTGATGCAATATTAAAAGCAAAAATGAATGAAGGGCAAAACAGAACAGTGGTCCAAAGAGTTCTTAATGTTTTTATTTCTGGAACAGTTACAACAACTGTTACTAAATTAAAGAGCCATGCCAAAGCAACTTATTTTAAGGTGAAGTTTAATAGCATTATACCAAACGACCTTAAAACCTCAGTAGAAACATTTTCAAAAGCTATTGAATCGGGTATGATTAGTAAGAAAACATCTATTGATAATCTTGGTATTTCTACTAATTCAGAAGATGAAATAAAGCAAATTGAATTAGAGAAAGAAACATCGAATAAAGATTTGTAAATTTGGGTAAACTAATTTATAAATAAATATGAAAAAATATCAATTAATAGCGCAACACCTTGTAAATAGTTTGTCTGAGGGACATAGTAGGGTTTTCCTAACATCTCAAAACGAATTCCATTGCAGGGTAGTAGTATATAGATTAACAGGAGATGACAGTAATGACGATTTATTCAAAACTATAGGAGGATTACTAAATGATTACTGTACAATGGACACTAGCTTTAGGTGGAATTCATTAAACGGATCAAGTGAAATGTATATCAAACTTATTGATAATTAACCTAATCTATATTAAAAATCAAAGCCTCTATTTATTAGGGGCTTTTTTTATGCAACAAATTTAGAAATACAATTTTACTATTTAGAATGATTCTAAATAAGAAATAATTTATATATTTGTTATCTAAGGTATTAACTAAATTTTTCATTACACATTATGGCTGTAGAAGCACAAAAGATTAAGGGTAGACTTAAGGTGAAATATCCAAAGGCTAACTTATCGACACAAAGGCTAGACGCATTAGCGGATAAACTTTCAAAATTACCTGCAGACGATGCAGACGACGCGGCAATTGACGCAGTATTAGACACTGCTAATAGTTTTATGGCTTTCGAAGACATCGCAAAAGAAGATGACCGAGTAAGAACATTAGAACAAAAAGCAAAAGGTACTCCTCCAAAAACAGCGGAAGAAATCGAAGCAGAACGTGTTGCTAAAGAAAAAGAAGAAGCAGCGAAAAAAGCGCAATCAGAGGCTCCTGAGTGGGCTAAACCTATGATTGAGGCAAACGCTAAGTTGGCAGAAGAAATTATCGCTCTAAAAGAGGGTAAGGCAGTTGACAACAAAAGAGAGTTAGCAGCAAAAGCTTTTGGTTCTTCTGACGCATTAAAAAACTTAAAGCCTGAGATAAAAGAGGCGTGGCTTAAACGAATTGATTTAGATTCTGAAGATCCATTTGAAGATCAAGTAAAAGTATTAGAAACTGAATACACAGAATTGGTTCAAGTAAACGCAGATAACCAAGATTATCCAGGAGCGCCTTCTAGTGGATTTGCTAGCGGTGAAGCAACTGAAGAAGAGCTTAATGCAATTGTAAACTAATTTTTTTTGCCTAAAATATTATTTAGAATCGTTCTAAATAATTAAACGTTAAAAACAAAAAACAACATGAGCGTATTAGATTTAAGTACGACAAGTGAAGAGTTTCATTCTGCGGATAGCGTAGGAATCAAACATTATATTCACGGAAAAGAGGGTGGTGCCGTACTAGACACTACAGACTTCACAGATAAAACAATCCATGCTGGACATGGTGTTATTTTAGAAGGTGGCGTATATAAGCCACAACCAATTGATGGAACTAAAGACACTCTATTGATTGGGGTTGTTAGGTCAGCAACTCAAACTTCAAAACCTTCAACAGGCGTAATGACTCAAGGAACTATTAACAACAATGCTTTAAAATACCCATTTAATGCAGCTTCATTAGCCGTATTGAAATTACAAGGCATTTATAACCAAGTAGATTAAGATGGCGACTACAATTTCAAATTTCAAAGATTTAATTAAAAAATTCTTCACCGGAGTAGCGAAGAAGGAATACGATAAGATAAACGGTTCAAAAGATGAACCAAAATATCTTCACGATCAAATGTTAACACCAGAGTATTCAGTCGACATGACTTACTCTTCAATAAGCGGAAACTTTACAAGAGTAACTGCAGATGTTGTTTCTTTTGATTCTCCTGTACCATTAAAGTCTAGAGGCTCAATTAAATCTGCAACTGGAGATATTCCAAAAATTGGTATTGGATACACCTTGAATGAAAAACAAATGAATACACTTCGTATTCTAAGAAACATGAAAGGAAGAGCAACGGAGCTTGCTAAAAAAGTGTTTAAAGATACGAACGCTTGTATTTTCGGAATCAAGGAAACGATAGAAGAAGCACATTTAATTGGCTTTTCTTCTGGTGTAACTATTATCCCAGACACTACTAATGTAGGTACAGGAATTAGAATTAATTACAATATTCCAGAAAGTAATCAATTTGGAGGTGTTGCTAAATGGGATAGTACTGATGCAAAGCCAATCGACGATATTAAAAGAGTATTGAGTGAGGCTAAAGACAAAGGTGAATACCCTGATACTATTTGGATGGATAGTTATGGTGTTGATCGATTAGCAACTAATCAGCAAGTAAAAGAAATGTATGCTTTCGGTTTAAACTTTACTGGATCAAACATTCCTTCTCCTGATGAAGAACAATTAACCAGGTTCTTAAAGAAAAGATTAAAGTTAAATCTAAGGGTAATTGACAGAAGTTTTATTCATGAAAAAGACGGAAAAAGAACTGTTTCTCAAGGATGGACACCAAACATGGTTGTATTTACTACTGGTGAAAAAGTTGGTTCTTTGGTTTATAGTACTCTTGCAGAAGTTGAATTTCCACAAGAAGGAGTTGCTTATGCAAAGCCTAATGAGTACATCTTAATTAGTAAATCAGGTACAACGAACCCAGTAAGTGAAAACACAACTGGTCAAGCTCTTGCTATTCCTGTTTTACAGAATGTAGATTCAATTTTCTATTTAGATACTAACGAAGCTCAAGAAGTTGATTCTGGAGAAACTGAAGGTGATTTAAATATTACTATTTGGGAAACTTTATTAGTTAAAGCAACAGTAATCGCGAAACTTAACGAAATGGAAATCAACACAACATCTACAATTACTGATGCTGGATTGATTACTAAGATCAATAAGTTAAATGATGAAGATGAAGCAACATTAAAAGGTTTATTAGGACTGTAAATGTATAGCACAGATTCAATAGAAGCATTAGAACTAAGAATAGGTTTTGGAGTGCCCAATGGCGTGTCGATTTCGGTCGATGCGTCAAACCAAACAGGAACTTCAGGAAGAACCATTTCAGGTTTTCACAAGTTAGCCACAATTAAAAACCTTTACGAAACAGTTGAGGTTGTTGATATGGTTGGTCCATCTTTCAATTCTTATTTAGCACAGCTTAAAACCGATGCGGTAAAGGCTGTTTTAGTAAGGATATTGAATCAAAATAATAAGTACCTGGATAGTGAAGATTATTCAGGTACAATTATTAGTAAAGCTGAATTATTTGATGAAGCAGTTGGTTATGCAATGGCAATTTCTGCAATTGAACAGTTTATTTCTACTACTAGGAAGAATTCAACAGTAAGATCCTTAGAAGGCTCTTATAAAATGCTGAAAATTGAATTGGAAGGAGCTAAAAATAATAAAGGAGCTGTTGTAGCAGTAGGTTTAAGAAACAAACTGACTACTTCAATTAAAACATGTTCTGACAGCATATTTCCAAACCCTTTAAAAATCACCTCTAAACAAATTTGGTAATGAATTATTTAAAGGATAATCCAGTAGGAATAGATAAAGACATTCAAAAGATGCAAATCAAGTTATTTGATAATCTTGGTTTCAGCAATTTTGAAGGTTATGGTAGAGCTTATATCGATACTCAAAAAGATAGTGTAAAGCCTATTTTCTTTCAATCTGGTATTGATTATAAAGAGTTATTACTTGATGATTCAAAAAGCGGAAGATTCTTTTTTGTTGAGGATCCAGAAACGGATTCAGAAATGACAATGAGTGAATCTAAAGTTGATATAATCTTCTTGGTGAATCTCGTAAAGTTATATCCGGATATTCCATACAGAGCAGACGAGGAATTCAGACAGCACATTTACAAAATACTTAAAAAGAGTCGCCATTTTTTCCTTAGCGACATTAAAATAACTAAAGGAATCGATGCATTAAAAGGATTTAAAACAAACTTAATTGATATGCACCCTTACCACTTTGTAAAATTTAGTGGTGAGATTAAATATCAATTAGATAAATAAAAAACTATGTCAGTATACATAAGACCGAAAGGATCAAGTACGCCAGTAATTAATACTGGTAAAGCAAAACAAGATTTAGAAAAGCCAACTATTAATTACGCTTTAACATTAGAGGACTTTGAGTTTGATAGTTTAGACGACGCTGAAAACAAGGCTATTTTAGACGCGGCAAAAGTATCTAAAAATGCCGTAGTAATGTTTAGTGTTGAAGGTTCTGAGCTTGCGAATGCAGAAGCAACTTACTACGAAGCAAGGACAGTAAAAGAGGAAACAAAGCCAGCTAGAAAAGGGATCAAATTCAAGCATCACTTGGATTTATATTCTCATGCGGCTTTAAGAACTTACGAAGGTAGTGAGTACACTAGAATTATTGAGTTTACTGAAGATGGTAGGCTTAAATTAGTGAATGAAAACGGAAAGTTTAAAGGGCAAAAAATGAGTAATTTCATTGTTCCTATGCGTTCTGATGCTGTAATTGGTGGAGATATTCCAACAACAACAGTAGAGGTGGCTTACAAAGACTACAACCAATTTGAAAAAGATGGTGTTTTAGTTAATCCAAACTATGATTTAGAAGACCAAGAAGGGATTTACAACCTGATTATGGTTGTTAAAAGTGCTTCAGCAACAGAAATAAAAGTAACTGTAACAAATTACGATGGTAATGCAGTAGAGAACTTGGTTTTAGCTGACTTCAAATTGTTAAAAGCTGACAATACTGTTCAAACCATTACCGGAGCATCTTATATAGATGGTGAATATGTGTTGACTGGGACTCTTTTAGTAACAGGAACATTAAACACTGAGGGTGTAGTTTCTCAAACAAATATCATGTATGAGGGTGAAGCACCAGTAATCGTAACAGTTGTTTAATGAGAGGTTACAAAAACATTCAATTTGGTGAGAGGTTCGAAGGATCTCTTACCGAATTTAAAAAAATCTTCAAAACTCATTTAAAATATTTAAGTGATTATGAAGTAAAAGAAGCATACAAAGCAGCAAAGGAAAAATAAGTGAGTAATTTTCTATTACAATACGAAAAAGCAATCAAACTGACTCCTGAAAAGGTTCGACAAGATTTATTTGTGTTTGTTAGAACATTAGAAACTTATTTCGCTGACTTAAATGCAGATCAGTTACACAACGAAAGCAAAGATGTATTTGGTAATCCAATAGGATTTTATTCCGCAGGAACTGAAGCAATAACCAAAGGACGAAAAAAAGAAGGAGATCCTTTTGATTTAAAAGAATCCGGTCAATTTCTAAACGAGTTATTCGCAGAAGTTCAAGGTGATAGTTTATTCTTTGACACCAAAGACGAGAAGAAACCAGAGGTATTAGAAAACCTATTGAGCAAAGATATATTCGGGCTTTCAGATGAAAATTTACAAGAGGCAATAAATGAAAAGTTATTGCCTTTTTTTCAAAACTACTTTTTCGAACAACTATTACTCAAGTGAACAACAACCAATTTTTATACAATTCAGTTGATACGATACCAGCTAAACTATATTATAAAATAGTTTCAAGCGGTGATTTGACCTTGTTATCAAGTGAAAAACTAGAAGAAAAAGAGCTTATTGAGATTTGGGAAACCATACAAAATGAAGACGCGGAACTTTCTCCAGGAGGTAAAGCCGATAAGATTATAAATGTTTCACGTAAAATTGAAGCAATAGCAGCTAAATATGATGCCGTTAATCTAGCGGTTTACTACTTAGAACGCAATGAAGATGAAGAACTGATCAATCAGTTGAAAAAATACAATTATAAGTTTTCAGGTGACTTGCAAGAGGATTTAAAAACCATTGCAAGAGAAAATAAAGCGTTGATATTAATAATCAAACGCTATCAAAAACAATTACCACAACAAGACGAAGAAAACACAAGCAAATCAACGCTTGACGATAACATACTTCAATACGCAGTTATAACCGGATTAGGGTTTATTGACCCAAACACAATAGTATTATCAACATACCGGTCTTTAATAAATGTCGGAAACCAAAAAATAAAAGCTTTAGAAGATGGCCAACAACAAGGGTAAAGTAACATTTGAAAAATCCATTGAAAAAAAGGTTTTTGACATTGGTCCTAAGTATGCAAAATCACTTGAACCGGCTTTAAAAGCAAACAAGGAATGGTTAGCTTCAATGGAAGCTTTGAAGAAATCAGCACTTGGATATGCCAAACTTGAAAAGCAATTTAAGGCAGCGAAAGGAAGAAAGGAATTCTTAGCAGCTCTTAAAGAAGAAGAAGTTGTAAGAAAAAATGCTGTAAACGCCGTAAAAGATGAAGAAAAAGCAAGGGTTGACGCTGAAAGAGTAAAGCAAGCTGAATTAGTTACTGCTAAAAGAAGACTTGAGCTATCAAAAAAAGAAATAGAGTTAGCTGATAAGGTGGCAACTCAAAAAAAGAAAAATACAAAGCTTACAGTTGAAGAAAAGCTAGCAAATCAACAAGTTAATAAAACTAAAAGAGAAGATGCGGTATTAACAAGTAAACTAACCGGAGCATACCAAAAACTTAACCTTAAGCGCACCCAAGCAAAAACAACACTTCAAAACTTAATTGCTAGTGAGGAAGCTTCTACAAAAGAAATTGAGAAGGCTCAAAAAGCATTTAATAAATTAGACGCTAAAGTTAATAAAGCTGATTTAGCGGTTAGGGACTTTGGGAAAAACGTAGGAAACTATCCTAGACAACTTGGAAGAGGTATCGCTAGTATAAAAAACTTAATGGGTGCATTTGGCGCGGTTGGTGGAATCATGCTATTCGCTAAAATCATGAAAGAATCTTTTGCAATAACAAGAGATTTTGAAAAACAAATGGCAACTACAGCTGGTGTTTTGGGGAAAACTAGGAAAGAAATAAAACCCTTAACAGATGATGCAAAACGACTTGGAGCAACAACGGAGTTCACAGCAAAACAAGTTGGAACACTTCAAGAAGCTTACGCGCGTTTAGGGTTTACACAAGAACAAATACTTGACACAACCGAAGCAACACTAAAAGGAGCAACCGCTTTACAGTCTGACCTAGGAGAAACGGCAGACCTTGTAGGATCAACACTTAATCAATTTGGTTTGGATGCTAAAGAGTCGGGTAGGATTGTCGATGTTCTTTCAAAATCAACTCAAATAAGTGCCTTAAATTTCAAGAAATTACAAACAGCACTTCCAATAGTTGGGAAAGTTGCTAAACTAGCTGGTGTTAGTTTTGAAGAAACCGCTTCAATGCTTGGGGTATTGTCTTCTAACGGTATTGACGCTTCAACTTCAGCTTCAGCACTAAGAAACATATTCCTTGATTTAGCCGCTAACGGTCTTACTTTAGAAGAAGCGCTGGGTCAGATAAACAACTCTACAGACAAACTAAATACAGCAAATGAATTATTCGGGAAAAGAGGGGCTACAGTAGCAGTAACTTTAGCAGAAAACACAGACTTAGCAGCTAAATTTAGCGATCAATTAAACAACGCTGGTGGTTCAGCCGAGAAACTTGCAAAAGAACAACTTGATACCTTAGATGGTAGTATTAAATTATTAAGTTCAGCCTGGGAAGGTTTTATTTTATCCGTTGACAATGGAAGCGGAGTTTTTGGGAGTATCACAAGGGGAATTATCGATTTTGGAACAGCGATTTTAACAGCTTTTACACCTTCAATAGATAAAGCCACAGAATTAAGCAACTCTTTCTTTAAACAACAAAAGAGTGTTGAAAGTTTAGATAAAAGCATTTCACCGCTACTTACAAGATATGACGAGTTAACTAAAAAAACAAAAGGAAACACAACCGAAACCAAACTATCTAAAAAAGAGCAAATTGAGCTTGACGGAATTATTTTAAAAGTTGCGGAAGACATTCCTTCAGCGGTTACTGCTTTTGATGAATACGGTAAAGCATTAGGAATTAACACGACAGCGGCAAAGAATTTTATAAAACAACAGAAGCAAATACTTGCGATTAAGAACGCGGAAGCAATTGAAGAACAAGTAAAAGCAATTAAAGGTCTTAATACAGAAATCACAACCACTACCAATACTTTAAACGGAGTATCGGGAGGGTATCGAGAAGTAGTAAAACAAAACGGTAAGTTTTATAAACAAGTTATAAAAGGAGGGAAAGTTACTAGAACTGAATTAGAGGAAATAGAAGGCGGTGTTGAGAGGTTTGCTGGTAAATTAGAAGAGCTTCAAAACGAAAAACTAGGTAGGGAAGGAATACTTGCGCAGTTAAGAGGAAATAAAACAAAAGAACAAATAGCCGCAGAAGCTGAAGAAGCGATACTTAATGCAAAAAACTTAGCCGGAGCAACTGACGATTTAGTTGATTCAGAAAGCAAACTAAACGCTGAAAGACGAAAAGCATTAGCAGAAGCAAATCACACTTTAAAAATCGCTCAATTACAAGAAGAAATTGATAAGTATAAAGAAGTTGCAGAAGATGAAGAGAACTTATATTCATTACGTTATCGCGCGTTAGTATCGTTAAACGAATCGAAAAAGCAACTGATTGAAGAGCAGTACAAATACGATGCTGAAAATATTGATAAAACAATAAAAGATGAAGAAATAGCAAAAGCTAAAAAGAAAGTTCTTGAAATAAATTACAATAGTGACATAAATAAGATAAAAGGCGAAAACACCCAATTAGCGGAGAAATTGCTTAAAGATAATTTTGAAGCAGTTAAACGAAATCTTGAGGGAAAGAAAAAAGCTCAAAACGAAGCTTTAGCAGCAGAAATAGAAAGTTTACAAGGGCAATTACAACGAAAAGAAATTTCAGTCGAACAGTACGAAGAAAAAGTACTTGAGCTTAAAAAGAAAAAAGCAAGAGAAGGTTTAGAAGTTGCAATATCAACGCTTGAAACTGAGATAAACACACGTTTACTAGCCGGAGAAGATGTAGCAGCGTTAGAAGAGCAGTTATCAGCAACAAGGCGCGAATTATCTAATAATGATACTGAAGTAATCATTGAGGATTTAGAAAAGCAAAAAGAAGCAGAAGAAAAGCTTGCAGCTGCAAAAGCAAAAATCATAAAGGATGGGTCAAAAGGTTTAGCAGAAGCACTAGGTATAGACGCAGCGCACTTGGAAGATTTTATTACTGGTGTAGTAAGTGGGTTTGGTGAAGAGATAGACCCCACAATGACTGAGTTTCAGCAGAGCATGCAAAAAACACACAACGCTTTCGCTGCGCTAGGTTCGGTTGCGTCAGTTGTTGGAGATATAGTAAGCGCTGTTTTTGAAGGAAACATTCAGAACTTAGAAAATGAACTTGATGCAAACGAGGAATATTACGCAAGAAAACAAGAGCTTGCCGGTGATGATCAACGAAAAAAAGACTTACTTAAAAAAGAAGAACAGCGAAAATCCGACATTTTAAAAAGGAAAATTGCTAAAGAGAAAACCAAAGCGGCTAAAGCAGAAAAAGCAGCTGCATTAGTTCAAGCCGGAATCAATACAGCATTAGCAATTACTTCAGCGTTAACAATGGCACCGCCAGCCGCATACGTTATGGCCGCTTTAAGTGCTGCAATGGGTATTGCTCAAATCGCTGCAATTGCTTCAAAGCCAATTCCAAAATATGCAAAAGGTACTGATTATCACCCAGGAGGACACGCACTTGTTGGGGAAGAACGCGCCGAGGTTATTAGCGAGCCGGGAAAAGCTCCTTATATCGTAGATGGTCCGCAAGTTTTAGACTTGGCAGAAGGAACAAAAGTAACTCCAAGTTTAGGAGAATACGAAAAATTAATGCGCGCTTCAATCATGGCTAGTTTGGATATAGACAACCAAAAAGCGAAAAAATACAATTCAGAAGCAACAACCTTTGATCAAAATTTGTTATTGATGGAAATGAAATTGACACGTGAAGCGATTGAAAGACAGCAAACTAATATAAATATTGAAGGTCCGAAAATAGACTTAGAATATTTGGCTCACCGTAACGAACAACTAAACGGCTAAAAAATGATATTACCTTCAGTAGCAAATAGAGTCCAGTATATTTTAAAACATAAGGGTTTTGAAAGGGTGGTGATTCCTGAGCCGATTGGTTGGGATTCGGACGAAAAAGAGTATGCCCGAAATAAAAAGCACCATGGTATAATTCCGAAGTTTTCCAATAGTTTAAAATTCATCGGTGAAGGTGCGGAATACATTCTTTTAGTAGAGGAAATTTACGGTGTTAACGCTGATTTAAAACTCACTAAAAAACAAAGGCACCCAATTACGGATAAATGGGAAGTTGTGTATTCGGGGAACTTTGATTTAACTACTTTAAAGGAAGAAAAAAAACAAGTGTCTGTTAAGTTTCACGCCGGAAGCTTTGACAAGGTGAGAAAATCGCGCTTCAGTAAAAAGGTAGAGATTGACCGAACCACTAATTTAGATGGTGGAGCAATTCCCGAATTAGAGCCAAAAATCATGGCTTTAGATGGCAGGGAGATTTTCAGAAAAACGGACTATGATGTGAAAGATAGTGATAATTCAGCACTACTACACAACACGACAAACGACAGTAATGAAAGAGGCGGAACAGTAGCTATTCCGGTTAACATTGTCAACAAATCACATACAGAAGCTCAATCTGTTACACCAAACTCACCTTATCCGGACAATTCACAAGCGAGAATTGGAGCAGGGGACACTAGCAATATGTTTTTTGCTATTTCTGAAAAAGATAGGGTTTTAAGAATAAAATTTGAATTAACATTTACCGGACTTAGTGTACCTAACAATCTTGATATAATGACTGTTTATGTAATGCTGACAACTTACAAGGATGGTACCAATTACACATGGAAGGATCACACAAAACTATTTGAAGAGTTTACACCGCACAATCTAGTTTACACAACACACACCATTCAGTTTGAAGCTGATGTTCCAGTACTGCAAGGGGAAAGTTTAAGTTTGAATTTTCAACATTATATGCACGCTTCCGCAGGAGGGGGGCATTTAAGCTCAAGTTTTTATGATATTTCATGCCCTATGGTAATTGAAGAAGATTCCTTTGTAGAGGCTTCACAATCAAAAGTTATGCTTGCTGAAGAATTAGGTGAAAGGCTAACACGCATAACAACAGGAAAAGAAAACGCGTTTTATTCGGAGTTTTTCGGGCGTACTGACATTTTAAACCCTGACGGATCACAAAAATATACAGAAGATGGACCAGGAGCGTACACGGGTTTTTCACATGGTATGTGGATCAGGCAATTTGATAAATCAGATACATTATTCAAAAGTTTCACTACTTCATGGAAAGACTTTCACGAAGCAAATGAGGCTGTTTTAAATATGGGTCTTGGAATTGATATGGTCGGGAAACGTGAACGTATTAGATACGAGCTTTTAGATTTCTTTTATCAAAATCATGTTACTATTAAATTAGGAAAGGTAATAAACGGAACCTTTGAATATTTACAACCTAATAACATAAAACGAACCAAAGCAAAAGAATATTTGTATACTGGCGCTGAGTTTAGCTGTATTAAAGCCGGTGAATATGAAGAAGTAAGCGGACTAGATGAATACAACGCAAAAGCGACTTTTTCAACACCAATTAAAGTAGGGGAACAGATTTACAAAAGATCACATAAATATAGAACGGATCCATACGGCCAAGAATTAACACGAATAAAGTCAAGGTTTGAAAACTCTACTGAAGATTACAGAACGGACAAGGAAATCTTCATGAATGACTTAAAAAAAGGAGATACCGAAGTTTTACTTCAACGCAAATGGCAAGATGATTTTGAAGAAGAACCTACCGGCGTTTTTAGTCCAAGTACAGCAACAAATTTAAGGTTTTCACCGGTTAATTGTCTATTAAGGCATGGTTGGGTTGTTTCTGCAAGCGGTCTAAAATACTTGTCTAATTACGTAAGGTATAATAGCTCTACTGGAAACAGCAGTTTAACAACAAAGCTAAGAGCGGATTTATACCCAACCTTAGGCGGGGCAGCAAGAGCAGAAAACGGAGATATTCAAGTAAAGGATCTGCAAAGAGCGCGTTTTGTTCCTGAGTGGGTAGAGTTTGAATATAAAGTTGATTTTTTTATTAATCAAGCAATTCAAGGAAGCACAACGGTTTTAGGAAAAGTAATACCAAATTTTTACGGATTAGTACAATACAAAAATGAAGACGGCGACCTTGAAAAAGGTTTTTTATTCAGTGTGAAGCCAAATGGCAAGGGAAAGTGGCGAATACTCAAGGCTAACAGATGATTTAGCTTTATATTGTTTAAACAGCTGAAAATGATAGGAATATATAAAATAATAAACCCTAAAAACAAAGTTTACATAGGTCAAAGTGTAGAGATAGAAAAAAGGTTTTCTGCTTATAAAAGACTAAAATGTAAAGGCCAAAGGATATTGTATAGGTCGTTAAAAAAATACGGTGCTGAAAACCATAAATTTATTCTAATACACGAATGTAATGTATCAGAATTAAATGAATTAGAAAGGCATTATCAAGAAGAGTACAATGCAATTGGTTCTAACGGAATGAATTGCAGGTTGACAAAAACAAGTGATAAAAGCGGTTATTGTTCTGAAGAAACTAGAATGAAAATAAAAATGGCTAGTGTAGGAACCAGGGTAGGAAGAAAACACACTCAAGAAACCAAAAATAAAATTGGGTTAGCTAATGTTGGGAATAATCACGGGCTAGGCAAAAAAATGAGTGTAGACACAAAATTGAAATTAAAAGAGATCAATACCGGAAATAAATACGGTTTAGGAAGGGTCGCAACAGAAAAACAAAAGAACGACCACTCTGTTTATATGCAAGGAAATAAACATTGTGTAAATAGGATTATTTCAGAGGACACAAGAAATAAAATATCGAAAGCAACAAAAGGGAAGAAAAGAACAGCTGAAACCAAGAAAAGATTGTCATTAGCAAAAATGAAAGTGATATTAAACACGCAAACCGGGGTGTTTTTTTTAGGAGTAAAAGAAGCAAGTGAAGCATATAATATTAAAATATACACTCTTACTAGCAAATTAAATGGCAAGAGTAAAAACGACACAAATTTAATTTACGTTTAAAAGCAAATAGATAATGGCTACATATTCAGAAATACAAATCACCTTCAACGCTGATTTAGCAACAAACAGCAACGTAACATTTGACATACTTAATGTTCCAACAACATTAGAAACAACATTGTTTGAAAAATGGGTTAATACAAGAGTGAGTTCAAACCAAGTAACCCTTGGAACGCCAACGGCAACACCTGGAGAAATAAGCGCAATTAATTACATAACCGCTTTTGAATTAGATTACAACAATACTAATTTATATGTTGTTTCAAGGGTGGCCAACGTGGTAACTATAAAATGTACTAACCAAGATATAAGTTTTCAAAACGGATCCGCGCTTGATAGCCAAGATCCGCCAAACATTTTAAATGTTGACTTTGCATATAATAATTACAACACTTCTTCTTTTGGGTTTACCGATATAAGCTATTCACAATCAACAGACCCTTGTGGTTTTGTTGATGTAGTTGTAACTACAAGCGAACTAGCTACCGAAATTGTTACGCCTGGAATAGGAGTAAACACAAACAATCCTTTTACCGTGAAAATTACAAGAGCTACAAACGGCCTTGTAAAAGTAAAAAACGCTTCAGGGGTAGAAATTGAAACGAATTTTACAACACCGCCTTTGTTAAGTGTTGCTAATGTTGATGTAAATATAGTTTCTACACCAGCGCAAGCAACGGTTTCAATAACGGTAAACAATTCAACGGGATTAATACTTGAATATTCCATTGATGATGTTACTTGGCAAAGTTCAAATATATTTAATCTAGTTCCTGGAGCTTATACGGTTTATATTAAAGATCAGTACGGTTGTGAGATAAACAAAGCTTTTAATGTTGATGCTTTTGGAATTCAAACCCCTTATTTTTATTTATCAAAATCGAATTCAATTCGTTTTGCAAATCGTATCGTTTGGAATAATAACGGAAACCACAAAACACTTGATAATAGTTTAAGCTATGAAGCTGAGGTTGATTTACCAAAAATGGAAATTATACAGTTTCAAAGTAATGATGTAATCACAACACAATTCAAGTCTAATTACGACACAAGGACCGCTAAAGTAATAAACCCTGATTTATCAGAAGATAGTATTTCTATTGTTAAAAAAACGGAAAACATAGGTATAACAAATAAGCGTGACGCACGAATAATTAGTATCGCGAGTGATACTACTAAAACTGGAATTTACTTCGGCTCAGGTAACTTGTATGATTATGATACCGGAATTGATACCGGAGTTGATTATGCTTTAAACGGTGGTGTTCCTGAATGGGGGATTGAAGGGAATTATATTGAATTTAGTGGTTCATGGTTTTTAATTGAAGATGTTGTTTTTGATGAAGTAAGAAATGTTTACTTATTAATTATCACGAATACCTACACCGGAACAGATGACGCAACAATAATCGTTTCTTCATTGTATAATAATGAAAACTACGAAGTGTATGAATTTACGATTGATTTTGCCAACTATATTGATAAACAAGTCAGCGTTCGAATTGATAATGTAGACGCTAATTTTGATGATTTAGAGCATTTATCTGAATTAATAGATGCAAGAAACACGCAAGAAGGAACGGTTGAAATTAGGTGTAAAAACGAAACAAACACCGATATTTTATACAGCACCGGAATAGAACATAAGTTTAGAATACCGCTAAATAAAAAGGATGCAAAACCAAAATCAACTTTGGAAGCGCACGATACTGATTCAAGTACTATTTTATTGAATTCGCAATCAAGAGAGGTTTTTCAATATACATTTCATCCAGTTACAGAACAACGAATGGAGTGTTTAAAACAGGCTTTATTACATGAAACCGTAATAATTAACGGTGAATATTTCGTGAGTACTTCACCGCCAGAAATAGAAGGAGCAATTGGTGAAACAAACTGGTACATTGTAAAAGCTTTAATGACACGTTCAAATAGTGTTTACAATAGTCAAAACGGAGGAAACGGGGACTTTAACTCAGGTAATTCAGATATACCGAACTTGTTACAAGGTAGCAACGGTTTTATTGCTTACTAGATTTATTTTCATTGAGGGCCGCAAGGTCCTCTTTGGATATGTGCAAATGATTTTCTGTAATGTAGTTGTGATTTACATAAGTAGTTTTTGAAGGTTTTTCTTCTTCATATGTTTCTTTTGGCACCAAGGCATCAAAGATAGAGGTGAATAACCACCAACCTAACAAAGGCAAACCGATAAACAATAGAAAAACAACCATATAATACAAAGATAATCTTTATATCAATTCTATTATTTAGAACGATTCTAAATAAGAATAGTTTTCATATATTTGTAATAACAACCACAAGATGAATCAATCAGCACAATTATTACTAGCAGTTAAAGCGTTAACAAGTCGACTAGACGACATACAAAACAACGCAAAAACAATTCCTGAATTAGTAGCGCAAACTGCTTTGGTTTTGTCTTCAAAAATTCCAGTTCATAACAACGGATCTTCTGAAAATATCACCGTACAACAAATAGTTGATGCTGTTTCAGTCGCTAACGGTGGTTTGCCGTTTATTACTGTAACCGCTTCAAGGGATTTTTTAGCAACTGATAACGGTAAAACCTTGATTGTTAAAAGTGCCGGGGTTGTATTGTCAATGCCAGTCATTGCCCTACCAACGGACTTCAATTGTTGTATTAAGCCATTAACCGGATATGATGCAACCCTTGATTTTACAACATACACTTATGACGCACCAAACGGTTTAGCAATTGCCGAAAATGAAATGGTTTCCATTGGTTTTGATGATAGTTCAACTTTTATTGTAAGTCCTTAATGAATACATCTGTATTAAATACATATAGTCAAAATCAAACGCCAGTTGTAACAAGTTGTTATCGCCTAAACCTTGATAAAGCAAACACTGATAACATAGTACACGATCAAGTTGTTGTTCTTTCAGGGGTTTTTGATATATTTTTTAAGTTTAGTGTAAGAGCAGAGGACAATCAATTTGCCCCATTAATAGGTGGGGATGGTACAACTAGAATATTCATATCTCCTTCGAGAAGTGAAATATGGATTACATTCGATAATGGGTCAAATAGTGTTATTGGTGGATTGTCGTTATCTCTTAATACTGAATATGAGCTTAGAGTGTATAGGGGAGGTGATAATATTGTTTACTATGAATTAAATGGTGGCGCTCCTACAACTGTAAGGACAACAACATCCGACTTGACTTTTCAATATGTGGGTAGGTCGCAAACTAGGTATTTCGATGGGTACATAACAGAAGCGAATTATGGAGGGGATTATAATTTTCAATTAAACGAAGGTAGTAGCGCAGCTGTAAATTCTGAACTAGGAAGCAAAACCGGAGCGATTACAACAACACAAGATTTAACCTATATCAACAATACAATGTGGGAATTATGCCCTTAAAATAAACATATATGAACCCAACAATAACAAGCTTAGTTCCCGTAATAATCTCAAAAGATGACCGAGGTAACAAAATACTTTCTTCAGGAATAGTTGAAATTGAAATTGTTTCAATTACTCGTAATTTATCAAATGATAACCGAGTGTTTAGAGTCGAGGACTTTCTAACAACCCCAGGAAAAGAAACAGTAAGTCCTGAAGGAAACACGGTTTCTGCAACACCGAGCCGCCAAAAAATAAAACAAGGAGTTGTCGATAACAAGTCAATTTATCACAAAGAAATAACCAAAACCAAAGAGGAATACGAAGGTTTACTTGCTTATTTTAAAACAACTTACCCAGAAGCAACCTATAATGAAATGGTAAGCTTTGCTTTATTGAAAGACACTCAAGAAAACCCGATTTACAACACTATTGAAGGAGTTGAAACAACACCGGAACAATGGCAAATAAAACCACAAGCATAATGAAAGGCGTTTATTATAAAGATTTATCACCACAAGAACAAGCACACGCTTATAAAGTAATGAAGGCTGAGTGTAGTTCTACACAATGGATTAATGATGTTTTTGTAATTGCATGGAGCGATTATGTAGCCGGAAAATTCAAATACGATGGAGCAACATTTGTTCAAGAAAACAAAAACGAGTTCTGGGAGGTCGCTTCTTTTATTCATGATTGGTTAAATATAATTGGTTATGTAGGAAAGCAAGTTGACTTGTATTTCATTGATATTATGATTGCGTTAAACTATCCTTCAAATATCATTTTTGAGCGTTGCAAATGGATGCAATGGACTTGGCTAAATGTTTTAGTGCACCGAATAAAAAGAAACTTTAAAGGCGACAAGTTGCCAGAATTTTTAATACAATAAAAGCCAAATTAACCAATGGATTTTTTAAAAGATATATCAAACAGTTTTGGCACTCTTTCGCCGATTTTAACATTCTTACTCATAATCATATTAGTAATGTTTTACTTCTTAAAAGACACTATAAACGAGGCTTTAAAAAGTTTGTTATTGCGAAAAAAGAAGTCTAAAATTGAAAACTTAAAAAGCCATGACATGTTTATCACGCTTGAATCAGTACGTTCGAAAATAGACAAAGTACAGTTTACGACTCATGATAAAATTGATACTGTAAAGACAAAGCTATTACAAGAATTGATTCATATAAAGATTGATAAAACAAAAGAGCTATTCAATGAGTTTTTAAGTAAAAAAGATGTTTGTAATTATTCAGGCCAAGAACTAAAATTTGAGGTTGATTCTTTGCTTAGAAAATTAGTAAAAGAATATAGTCAAGAAGCACACCGCGCATTTATCTGCAAGGCTATTGAAAATGATGATGCAGCCTATTTGATAAGTTCATATGAAAGATTCAGAACTGATATAATGGAAGGTTATGTTGAGCGAATAGAAAGTATTTCAACCAATGAAGACTACAATTCAAACTATGACCGTATCAGCGCAATTTTAGAAGTCATTGCTTTAGGATTCTTTGTCATTCCTAAAGACGCGGCAAACGCTTGTGATTTGATTAATGGAAGGTTTTTAAAATATGTAAAGTAATGAAAGCATTATTACCTAGACTCGTTCACGAAACTAAACAAACACTTGGAGAATTGAATTTTTACCAAGATGTTAACCGCGTGTTTTCCTGCAAGATCTTGGAGTTACCAGATAGAGCAAATCAAAATTCTATCAGCAGAATACCTGCAGGAACGTACACGTGTGTTTTAAGATGGTCCCAAAAATACAAATGGCATTATCATGTTACTAATGTTCCTGGGAGAAGCTTAATTCTTATTCATTTTGGCAACTACTTTAAAGATACACGAGGTTGTTTACTAGCAGGAGTTAATTTTCATGATATTAATCACGATGGTTATAGGGATGTAACAAGCTCGAAAAAAACAATGAAGCGTTTGTTGGCAATTGCTCCAAAAACATTTGAATTAACAATAATTGATTTGTAGGTATGAGAAAAAGAGAAGAAGAATTTACGGGAGATGTGATCTCTTGGGATATAATCGAATTTTAAAGCAAAACAGTATTAAGGTTAAATAGCGAAACACCTTATTTAACTTTTAGAAGAAAAACTTAAACAGCAACTAGCCGTTGAAAAAGGTATAATTAATTTTTGGAACAAATAAGGAGCCGTTCAAACGAATATTAGTTGCTGTTAATTTTAAAGGACCATATAATTAACTTATAAGTGAATCATGAAAAACATTTCAATTAAAAACACGCTTATTTTCTGCATGGCAATTGCTTTGTTTATGACTGTTCACGAATGCAAACAACGAGAACAACTAAACGACTCACAAAAAACCTCTTTTGCAGATACAACGAACCAATACAAGAATGATATTGGAACGCTTACGGCTACTAAAGAAGTATTGCAGTTAGAGAAAAAGGATCTTAAAGAATTGGTTTACTCGAAAGATGATACATTGAACACCTTGAGAAAAGAATTTTCAAAGGTTAAAACAGTAATTCAAATTAAAACAATAGCCAAGATTGACACCGTTTCAATTCCTTTTGATGTATTTGTGCCTTGTGACTTTGAAAGGGTAGGAAAACACACAAAAAAGTGGTTTCAATTTGATTATACAGTCAATCAAAACGGCTTAACTTTTACAAACTTCACAATCCCAAACAAACAAACCTCAATTACTGGCTTCAAAAGAAAATGGTTGTTGGGCAAACAAACCTATACAACCGATATAACCAATAGTAATCCATACATAAACACCGTTGAGATTCAAACTATTCAATTGGTAGTTCCTAAACGTTTTTATGATACACGATTATTTAATATTGGGGTTGGGTTTGTTGGAGGAGCGTTGTTGATGAAGTGATTTATAGTTATATTTACGTTAATAAACTTATAACCATGTTAACGACAGAGTATAAAATAAAAGAAGCGGAAATGTATTTGCCAAGCATAAACGAAGTTTATGGAGAGTTTACGGAAGTGCCTATTGGTAAAGAAATTCACACCCTTCCATATGGAGGTGTTTCTGAAAAAATAGAATCTTGTAACTACGTAGCTGTTTTTAAGAAATCTAAAAGAGAAAACGAAGAGTTATATTGGAAGTTTCATTCTTTTAAATATTAAACCTTTAATATAAATTTACTATGCAACCCTCATTCATGCGGGTTGCATAGTAAAACAAGTGTGCAACTTTCCAGTTGGAAGCATGCAATCGAGTGAAGTCAAGCCATTGAAGCTTGGCTTTTTTTGTGCTTTTTTTATTTGATTAGAATTCGGAAAACTACCACGAATCCCTTAAAAACATTGAAAACACTACTATTGTTTATTTGATTGGGTTTTGATTGCGAGGCAATCTAAACTTTACTAGGGTTAATTTTTTGACTCTTTCGCTTCCTTTCTTGTGTGATAAATCTCATTACTCCATAACCCCCATGAATTATTATTCGAATTTTCAGGATGACTTTTAACAGTTACGAAAACATTATCTCCAGATATTTTTTCATGATGGATTTTTTCGAGTTTCAGTTTCTCGATTTTAGAGCCGAATTTTGTAAAATACGTTTCATCTTCAATAAGAGTTATGTTATATTCTTTCATAGTAATTGTATAAACGTGATTATTTCGTGAAGATAAGTTTTTTTTTGCACCATATTCCCGACGTCGGCAAAACGATACAAACCATTTTGTTAACGTCAACAAATTGGTTATGTATGTAAATCCTCTTTTTCTATACACGTTATCTAACTCAAGTATAAACAT